AGCTTGATTAAGTAAAAGATTCGGTGCGTAAAATGCTTTTTCAATGACGCGCGTTTTGTTGATGTCATCAAATTGGAATAACCCACCCTCAGTAGCACCAAGCCACTTACATTCATTCTCCATTGCAAATGTCAAATCAGAAAAACTGGATTCACTCATTTCGTCCTCTACAGCTTCTTTCAACAGCAAGCCGCTCTTGATTGACATTTGATACGGGAAGGATACGCAGAAATATTTCTTATTAAAGTCGATCATATTTACGAAGTAGTCCTGACATTTTTCATAGCTCCAATGGTTTTGGAACCAAGCAGAACTTAGATAGAATTCTTTATTTCGCTCTGCAAGATGTGCGTATTGTGGCTTGTCCAAATATCCAGGATGACGAACAATATTCAGGAACTTCTTTAAGATTAAATCGATAACATCTTTAGATAGTAATCTATATTCATCACAGATGAGAAGTGTAGCTCGACTACCACGACTGCTGTCTGTGGCAGTGACAACTTTGATATAGCTGCCGTTTCTAAATATAATCTCTGCTTTTTGATTGTTGATATCGACCTTTTTGATTTCAGAGCGTAGAAGGGGACTATTGGGGTAGATTTCCTTCATTATCTTTTCATCCAAAATACTGATAGATTGGCTTCTTACCTTACAGGCGATACAAACCTTGGAACCAGGCCATAGAATACATGTAATCACACAGAAAACTGCGGTTAGAAACGACTTACCAAGGCCGCGAGCAGCAATGAAGCAGAAGCCGGTGCATCTCACCATCAAAAACAATAGTAGCTCTTGGAATGGCTTCAATGTCAGGTTTAAATAGTCTTTTGCAAACCGCTGAGGATTCGCTCTATAGAATGATGCCCTCATGGCAACTGCGTTCATTATTTTTTCTGATTTTGTATTCGCTACTTCCTTATCTGTTAATTTCTCTTTACTCATGCGGAACCACCGCCTTCGCCAATACCGAAAATAGTTTCGCGGAGGCTAGTATCTGTGGCATCGTCCTCATTTGTCTCTGGTTTATGAGCAGTATATCGTTCAAACTCTTCGTCAAATTCGTCTTGATATGGATTCTTCAAGTTGAACATCTTAAGCAACGTACCCAGCACCCACACTCTAAAATACTTACCGATACCATCAACGTCCTGCCACTCTGGCGACGGTTCTGGAATCGGCTCTTCCTCTTCCTATTTCTGAATCAGCGTGCCAAAAGTATTCGTTTCAGCCAATGCGTTATCGTTCGTCTGATTCGGTTTGATCTGAGCGGACCCCATCAGGTTCTGCAGGTTGTCGTTTGCTTCTTTTATTTTCTTTGTGTCGCCAGTGGCATCAGCCTTATCGCAATTAAGTTCTGCCTTTGCAATGCGTTTGAACAGAATTTCTTGTGCGGCCGTCTTACATTCATGTCTAGTGATAAGATTTTGATAGTGCTCATCAAGGAATAAATAATCTTTTTCATCCAGACCAGTACCCCAGAATTTTCTCATCTTCAGAGTGACCTTTGTCCCCTTTGTATCACCGGCAGCCAAAGCGTCTTTTTTCTTCTGGTCGATCACATCGTCATAAGATTTATCTGCATACTGACGTATATTAAGCCGTCCCATATAGGTGTTAATTTTTAAAGCAGATGCCACAGAATGTTCTGAAGCGTCAAGCAATTTATCATTTACATAGGTATCGAACATCATAGCCAGACGGTCAATCGCTTCATCTTCATCGTTATACTTCTTAACATAAAACTCAAACATCTTCTCACGGCACTCATTGCACCACGGGAGGTATCCGTCGTTACCAATAAACCATTGACTTTTCGTTTTTGAGAAATTACCTTTGCGCACGTCATAGATTTTTCCGCAACACATACATTTACCACCACTCCAAGATGGCGGAACCTTGATACGAGGCGGTTTCTTATCTGCGGCAACTCTGGCCATAGCCAATCACCACCGTTCCATCGTCCATCATATCATCGAAGCGATATTTGATCTGATCCTATAGTTTTAAAACTTCATTCAGTTTTTTCGTCTTGCGGAATTTTGTATATACAGAGCCGGTTACCGGGTGCTCTCCAATCTCTTCGTAAAAAATTCCCATAGCGCGAACAAACAGCGCTGTCCGTCTGGAATAGCAGTAGAAGTAATCGCCTCCTAAATCTTTGTGATATTTTTCTTCCATCTCTAATTTGGAACCCTCCTTTTTAACTTATTTTTGTGGGTACAGGTATGCGAGTTGAACGCATCCAAACACAGCTTATGAGGCTGGTCAGCACACCGGCGCTGTCACCTGCGACATATAAAAATGCCCCAGGCCGTAGCCCAGAGCATCAAAATCTCTATTAAATTACTATCTTTGCTGGCTTCTCCAGCTTGACATCGTACAGACATTCTAGGCCGCTGTCATCGATTACAGCCACTGCCTGTTGCGGCACATCATTCTTGCGCAGTCCAATTGCGTAGGAATCGCTGCCACAAACACAGCCGCTCTCAATAACCTTCGTACCATGCACCGTTGTCATGCCGTTTGTGTGGCGGTGACCAAGGAACACCATGTCGATTGGCTGCTTCACCATCAGTGTTAGGTGCTCAACGACGTTAGCAGGGGAGTCCTTATCTCCATGTGCGTACATCACAAGACTATTCCTAGCCTTAAAGCCACCAAAGGTCGGATCGAGCTTCTCTGTTTTAATATCAATGCCAGCCAGATTTTGCAGTCGTGCCTTCATATAGAACGGAATCAGTGCTTCAAGTTCGTCACCTGCTACCTGATCCTCTTTGCTGGGGAATACTCGTGAATGATTGCCACTCACAGAATACACGTCAATATGCTGGCATACCTCGTACAGTGTAGCAACAAAATTACTTACCAGCTCTGCAGCAGTCATAACCTGCTCAATGCTGTTTTCATTGTTCTGCACGCGGGTATTAACATGGATATGCCCATTGATCAGGTCACCCAACAGCAACACATGAATCTTTTCAGCTGTATGTCGCGCTACGATATTGAATACCTGTGCAGCATAACTCTCAATCCGAGCTTTCAAGATATCCTTGTTAAACTTATTCCACGCCGAATCAATACCCGCGCCAGCATGTAAATCAGATAAGCATACAATCACATCGTGACCGCTGTCTTCGTACTGCACAACATTCAAAAAATTGTCAGGGTTATACGGAGCAACGTTCTTCAGGATCAATTCCTTGATGGATTCAGCACGGGCAACATCGCGATACACCTTGTTTGCTGCATTGCGTTCATCTTGTAATTTGATCTTTTCAATCTTCAGTCGCTGCAGTTCGTCCTGGATCGTTTCTTCGTTGGCGTGATCAATAGCGTAGTCATAACCAGCTTTCCACGACTTATAGGTCTTGCGGTATCTGCATTCGCCATAGTCTGAGCCGGTCGCTTCATTCAGCAGTTCTGCTGCCTGATCCTAGGTCAGCTTACGTTCACTGCATGCCTCACCGATTCGCATCATATATTCGTCAAAGGTCTCGCCGTCCGCTTTCTTAAATTCGTCCATGCGCCACCTCAGATCTCAAAATTGGTGTTGGTACGCTGGGTGCGGTTCAGTTCGCGCAGCGCCTCTTCTGCCTCGGGATTTCCAGGCAGCTGAGTCAGCACAGACTTGATTTCCTCCGCATACCAGTGATGAACGGTACGAGTGATATGGACACCGGGAATAACCTTACGCAGATACTCTGCCTCACGCTTAGTAATTTCAACCATTATAATAAATCTCCTTTGTAATTTATAATCGAAAGGGAAATATACAACACCCTTTCATATATTAAGAACTTAAAGTTCATTTCGGTCGTTTGTTTCGATTCGCATTCTTTTTCGCAAGACGTGCTTGTTCTTTTTTTGCCGCACACCCTTTACAATATCTGCTGGCATTTGGCTTTTCTGAGTGATACTGTTCGCCACACACGATGCAATAGCATTCCTTCGGGTCAAACAACTCTCGCACTATTGCGCTTAGATTCAGACGATTGTTTTCAAGCGTTACATTAAACGTGTACGCAATCGTGTCATTCTTATCAAGTGCAAAATTTGGGTACTGGTATAAGCATCCAATGTCGTCAGTGCCGGTTCTGTTCAGCAGGCGATAGTCGTCAGAAATCTCCTTCATGCCCCGCACTGTATTATAGCCGTCGTCCTAGTTCTTCCCAGCGCAATACATGATCTCTGTCTGCTCTTCAAAGCAGCCACCAAAACGTTTCATCTTAAACTCAGTATCCAAGGCAAAGGTATCACTTCCATACAGTCGGCAAAAGAATATTACCCCAAACAGAACACGTAATTGTGCGTAGTTGATATGATACTTTCGGCGCGCCTCTGTAATATAGTCCAGATCTTTCTGATAAAGCACAACTTGATGTACGTCAAGTATGGGTGCGTTATTTTTGCGGCCTCTGTTGAACATCTGGATCAAGTGGCTACGGTCATAGCTGACAGACTCAGGATTTTTCATCCGCTCATAATAAATGGTGGCGCATTCAATAGGGGAGAGGGAGGTTCGCTTCAGCAGGTTTCGCAGCATCAGGTTTGACTCGTGATAGTCCTGCCAATGATCGAGCAGCATATTCTCATTACAATAAAATGTCGTATAAGCCATTTAACCTCCTTGCTCAATTGGTATAATTTTACCATCGACATAACGACAAAGCTGTCCATGTTCGTTATAGTATGGAGACATATATCCACTATGTAGCCAATAATATATAACTCTTGTATTCTCATCATAGATAAGTTTCGTATTAGAAATACTATACAAAGAACTTCCATTATAAACAGCTTTATCGCCTACATTGTTTTTACGCGGAATAGATGCCCAAATTCCAATACCTAAACATAAACATATTACAGCTATCAAAGTAATGATTGTTATTTTAAAACACCGATAACTCATTCTGTTTCATCCTTCCAATCAACTGCTTCGTGAACATAATTTGAAATACGCTCGAATTCGGTATAATCAAAATACATCTCGCCACAATCACCGCATACCATCGCCGTGATATCCGGCACATGAACCATCTGATTTTTATAAGTAAATTCGTGCTCCAGCCCAGTCTGCTTTGTCAACAAGCCGCCACAGGTAGGACACTTGGTTATTTTCTGCAGTTTCTTTGTTTTCTTCTTAAACCAACCCATATTATTTCACCCTCGCTTCATAGATTTTCGGTTCAGCCAGACTATATCGCTGGCCAAGGTATTCGTACTCGCCGTTCGGATCGTGAACTGGCAGCTGAACAGGAACCGGCTTGATATTTTCGACCACACCAGCGCCGGCCATGTGCCACAAGAACTTCTTGAATTTATTGGGATACTTCTCGTAGCAGAGCACCACAAGAATATTCGCCAGCTCTCTTACATCAGGACACACCAGCTTGCACTTGTTGCGGTACACGTTATAGATCGCCTGCCAGTTTGTCTCATAGGTTTTGGCTTCTTCCTTGGTGATACAACCTTCAATCTCTTTATGATATAATTGCCAATTGCGACATTTCTTTTCGAACTCAAGTTGCTCTTTGCGGTATTTGTTGAAATCCAAGAAAATGGCTTCGATCTCATCAAAGACTGCCTGATCATAGGAGACCTCTGGGTCGTACATGATATGCCAATCAAAGCTACCTGCGGGCTCTGTGCGCCACCGTACACCGCGCTCCCAACGCTCCAGACTCATGCAAAGCAGGTTCATGTTGCTATGTGCCTTGCTGAGATTATGTAAACGTGCGTAGTAAGGACCTGCATACTTCATAAAGTAGGGCAGGGGACGACCATAAGCTGCTACATTACGCGGAATCGGATATAGAACACCTGTTTTAGCATAATCGATAGCTTTTCCGTTACAGATGCTCAAAAGCGAAATATTATCGTGATAGAGCTTCTTGGTCTTTTCCATGGTCGGAACCTTATTATGGTATGCAGTTGCGTAGTTTGAAATCTCACCAATAGAACTCTTCAATCCACGAATGGTGCAGGCAACTTTGTTCTTCACAATATCACATTCAGCTAACGCAGTGATCTTATCTTCAACATCGAGTGTGATGGGGATATTATCAGGAACACCACTCATCATCAGTGGATTATCGATGATTAGAACCAGGTCACCGTCAAAATCAGAACCATTGAGTCTGGAAGCCACGATGGATTTGATATTCACCATAGCAACATTCTGAAGATGGCTGCAATATTTGCGGGTGTATTCGTTGTCTACGGCCTTGGCCTTTACATGTTCGGCAACAGAGATATGGGGATTGCGCTCAATTAAGCGGTCTCCCTCCATCACACCACGACGATCAAAGCTGTAAAACTCACCGTCTTCAAGGCAGCCAGTCACAGGTAGACCACCAATGTGCTGCAATAGTGCAATAAGGTCAGGAGCCCAGAACTTAAAAGTAGCATTCATCCAAAGCCGACCGCACTTCATCTCATTGCGATATTTATCAAGCAGCGAGTGAATATAATCTTTGATTGCCGGCTCTTTTACCATCACTGGGTTGCGCAGGGCAGCAGCCATGTAATGATTCATCGGGTCGTTGTTCTCAGCAAGTAAACCAAGGAAGCAGTATGTATAAATCGGGTCGCCTTTGACAATATTCTGATACCAGGTAATGCTGTCGTCAGCTAGATGCTTAAAAGACTCATTGTCGAGCTGTAGATCTTGAATGACCTGATAGTTGCTACGGGTGGAAAGCGGTTCTTGTTCAAGCGTAAAGTTCCATTTAGCTACACCAAGGCAGTTATCGTACTTCTTGAAAAGTTCCCAGTATCTCTCCCAGTCAGAATAGGTACCAGTTTTCTTGAAATATTTGAGACCCTTGTACATTGAAGCAGTAATAATAATCATTGGTTCGCTGCCAGGTGTTACATCATATTCCATGCCCCAGATGTCCTTGATTTTTGTAACGCCGTTCTCTTCAAAAAAACGCTCGTAATCAATCTCGTGTAAGCAACCCTTGATATATGGAGCACGCAGAATCAAGCTGTTCATCCGTTCAGAAGTGCCGATACGCTTTTCAAATTCGCGCATGATACTTGGGTGGCAGATTCCAGCGCCATCAAAGGCGTTGATATCAATGTCAACTGTTTTTGTGGCGATATCTTTTTGAGTCCAGGTGCGTTCTTTGCCTGTTTTACGGTCATTAAACGTCACAGTCTTGTCTACTAGGTACTCGATCCACTGATTCTTGATCGTTGTCATATAATCTGGAACAACAATCATTTTTGGGTACCAGTTCTCCAGGCAATGGCAGCTGCTCAGCATCAAACCACGATAAGCATAGTACTTGCTCAGGACGGTTGGTGTCTCAGAAAAATCCAGTTCCATGCTTACACGGCGGTCGAGTTCAGGGTAGATATGTCGTTCAACAAAACTCAACATGCTCTGACGGACCATACTTGCACTACGTTCACAGAACAGATATTTCTGGCCATTAAATTTGAATCCATGCTCTACTAAATGATCGATAGCATCAGGGTGGTTCTGACCGCCTGTTGCATCAACAAAGATAATAAAGCGCTGGAATTTATTCTAGTCGTCGGAAATGAGCCGAATCTGTCTGAACAACATATCGTCGCCCTGTAAAACCTTATACTGCTCCATCTCTTCTGGTGTCAGTTTAAAATTATAGTTATGAGAAACGATATAATTCAAGTTAAATTTTAGTACGCTATATAATGGTGGACTAAACAAATAATATCACTCCTCAATGAATCAAATTATTCCAGTGGTTGTTAAAGTGGTCATCGCCGTCATCTTCGCCATCGCTGCCGCCCATATCATCGTCGCCATACATGATCTCATCGTAGGCCGCCAGACACCTGCTGATAAACACAACCAAAATTGGCGTAACCACCAGGGCAGTAAAGAATCTGATATGTAAGCACAAATACAACAAGCATTTCTGCGACAGTAAACATCCAATCAACAAAGTCAACGGAACTTAAAACACCAGCGATAAGTACCATCAGCGGAATAGAGTTAACGCGGATCTCCTGAATATCGTCTCGCTCTGTATCGTTCTCTCCGCCCGGCTTCTTAGGCTCTTTGTCCATACTACTGCATACCTCCTTAGTCTTCGTCGTCGTCCCACATTGTACGCCGCTTCCGCCGCTCTGATTGCCGCTGGCGTTCGCCGCTTTCCTGAGCCTTCTCAACTTCCTGCAAAAACTGATTTTCAATCATACGCTGTTTGCGGGCGTTACGCATATAGCTGCTCTTAGACACCTTATCACGCTTGCGATCACTCATCGTCGCCGTCCTCCTCATCATAACCATAATCATCTGGGCAGTACATCTCGTGAAATAAATATCGTGTCAAAGAAGGGGACATAGGCGTGCCGTCTTCCATCCACAACGTATCATAAAGTGATGCATTGCCGATCAGTTCCTGCTATTCTGCATATACCTGAATCGCGTCAAGGATATCCTCATAAGTTACATCATAATCGCGCATAGCATCAGCTACGGCAAATCCAATATTATAAATATCCTGTTTTGAAAAGTCGTTTTCTTTCATATAGTTCCTCCTTATATCAGCGGCTCACAAATACATGGTCCTGTCAGTAAATCTATTTTATGTTCAAGTTCTGCGATCCGAGTTTGTAATTGATCAATCGCAGTTTGATACGAGGTTGTTGTTGCTTTTATAGTATCTATACGTTCTACTGCAAAATGCGACAGAGCATTTGCTTCGTCGACTTTGATAATCGCATGGTTTACTGTATCGTGCATAGAAAATAAATGATTATCTATTTCTTCAACTCTTACAGTTAGCTCTTGTTCATCCAATATTTTCATCTCCTTTACAATAGACTTTCACAATAATATTCACTATTTGTATTGATATCTCCATTTATCAGTTTAAGATATCGTCTGTACATCTGTTCACCATAAGGCCCAGCAATTTCGAATTCAAATCCGTTATTTAATAAGAAAAGTCTTACTTTCCTTTTAACTACAAACGTTTCATCTGGCTCTCCATAGCGGCAAACCGTCATATCGTCTTCGTCTATTTGAAATCTAAAATTATCAAATTCTATTTTACAATCATTTTCAATTTCGATATGTAATTGTAGGGCTGCTTGTTGTTGTACTTCTTCACTGATATATTTTTTCATAATAGGCTCTCACAGTAACACTCATTGTGAATAGATACACTGTATTCTTCTTTTGGAAGATTTTTCGATACATAGTCTTTGATAAACTTTTGTAAAGTTTCATCAGTAACTATGGTGTCATAATCAACCCATTTGTCGAATTGAATAGTGTGATGTGAATTGCCATAATTTACAGTGCCTATGGTCGATCCATTTTCAAATTGAATTCGTACAGGCTGCTTCCAATCTGATGGATATATGTATATCTTATCATCGGGTATCAATAATTGATTGTTCATATCGTGCCTCATAATAGTGATTCACAAATACATTCGTTCTCTGCCTCGACAACATTAGGAATTGCAATCGTCCACAGCGTGTTGTGTCCCATTCCATAGTATTTTACTTCCGCTTGAACTTCACGCTGGTTACCATTTGCGTCAATGTAAGATACGACTTCGTTCGTGGTCCGTAGTGGCTTATCGCTTGGCAGAGTCCATGTGAATCCATCTTTCGTGCAGTCAAAAGTAAACTCGCCACTGTTGACATCATCGGGATATCTGTACTTATACCATCGCAGCGTGCGATCATCATGTAACGCATCAAATTTGTTCATTGCTGGCACCTCTGTTATACCAAACTGTTACACACGCATTCATCCCGCTGCACTTCTTGAGGCGTAGTTGGCGGTGTAAACGCAACCTCGCTCGGATCGTATGTCATCAAAGAACAGGCATCGATTCGCACATTCGGGAAGCACATGAACTTAAAGCATCGGTCAATATCATCAACAACAAGTGGCTTATCCTCTAAGTGCAATCCACGATAATTATCGGGAGGACAAGTAGTTGTTATCACGTGAATACTGTATTCTCCGCGAGCTCTGCTTTGTAAATCTACTATAAGGCATTGATGATCAACCCTATACCCCTAATATTGAATATCAAGGTTCCTTGCGATTTCCTTGATATAGTCCTGTGCACATAATATAGCTGTCCCGCCCATTGGCACCAAGATGTTACAGTTGTTTTTGACAGCATATTCGCAGATCGCATATGTACGTCCACCGCCTCGTGGCGTCAATATTCTTTCCATATTTCGCCTCTCCTTTACAATAGCGGTCTGCACACACATTCGCACTGTTGATCAGCCAGAGCATCGTGGATTACATCGTCCAGACATTCGGGTGTGATGGAGAACTGCTGGAACAAGTCAAATTGATTGTTGTTCATCAAATAGTTCATGGTGATCCGCCGCATTTTATTTTCTGAAATATACTTCGCATCCTCTTCACCATACAGCCGCACGATCTCCTTGAAAAATTCAAAGGTATCGGTCAGCGCCAGCCTATCGTCAAAATAGAATGTCGTATATTGTGCGCCGAATTTATCTTTATTGAATATATTCCAAAAATCTTCGGGTGATTTACAGATTGCGGTCTCCTTGCGATGCTTTTGCACAGTATCCATGCGTTCATACCAGTCACACACTGTGTCATAGATCGATGGCCTTACGAATAAAACGCGCATGATTTCTTCTCCTTCAAAAACTGTTTTTGAGTTATGATATTGCGCTCCATATATCAACGTCCTGAGTTGATTCTTTTTCTTGTGGAGCCTAGCACCAGTTGCATTTGCTAAGGCTCTATATGTGTTAATCAAATTATTTATTCTGTCTGTCATAATAAGCTCTCGCATATATATTCGTTTTCTGATTCTGGATAGTATGGGATTGGACAACTGTATTGAGCTACACGTCGATCTTCAGAGCAATTTCCTGGACGAAGTATATGTCGTGGATGAAAAGATAAGTCATGACCAAGCTCCCAGCGAAATCCTTGATAATCGAACCAGGTAGTATCTTGATTTTTGCTCAGAGCATCATATAGATTGTTCATCACTTTATCAATTGTCATATACTGTACCCTTTGTTACTCATACGGCCTCCGGTATCATCAGGTTTGCGCAGCGGTCTTTTACGAACTTGTCGATGAAATACTGCTGACCCTTCTGTCATGTTTGTTCTCCTATGTATTTCTTGAATAACTCTACTATCTGTTCGAATTCCGCCTCTTTGTAACGGTCATACAAAGCTTTCGCCAAACCGTCAATCGCTTCATAGTTCCAGTCGCCAGTAGGAGAGATGTAATCCATTAGTCGTAAGCCGTCTATTCTTACTTTTATCATTCTGCTGCGCCCATTAGTCTAACAGGTCAGCCAGTTGTGCGGTCTCGCTGCGTTCCGTCTTGTTCAGGTAGACATATCCAAAGTGCGGGTTGCCAGCCAGACACTGAATTGCCTTACGCATACCGCTGTTATTTTCAAACACGGCCTCGTCAGTCTGCTTCAGATCGCCATCAAGCCACAGCATAGATCCTTCACCAACACGGCCGAGTAGCAGCTGTACATGCTCTTTGGTCAGATTCTCAGCCTCTGAAACCATAATAATTGCGTTCTTGTAGTCGCGGCCACGAATAAATCCAAGGTGAGCTACTTCTACCTGCCCATTATTGATCCAGTATTCCAAACCAGCTTCGCCGCCCAAGTGATCAGCCAGAGGTCCAGCAAAAGAAGCAGCGCCGAGCTTCTCTAGTAGAGTGCCAGGTAGTGCACCCAACTCCTTGGTATTCTTGACTTCGATGTTATTGCGAATCCAGATCAGCTTCTCAACCTTGTGCTTCTCGATCATATCAATGGCAGAGGACACCATAAGCATTGTCTTGCCGCTGCCGAATGTTCCAGCCAGCATTTTAACTGTAATATCGTCGTTCTGCAGCATATCAAATGCGAGCTTCTGTTGGTCATTGAGTGGTTTCACATCACCAGTGAAGCGATTACTGATCTTTTTGTATTTGAGTGGTACATATTTCTTGCCATTCCATCGTAGCCAGCCTACCGCATTGCCTGCCGGTATATCATCGTCTACTGTGTCTGGATCACGAACAATCAGATAGCCATTCACTGGAGTGTCAAACAGATTCTGATATGTATAGCCTTCATCGTGGGTCTGATATGCCATCGCCATGGCTTCCTCGCCGCCTTCATCAAGAGTGACTTCGGTCTAGCCAGTGTAGTTATTGTTGGCGCTTGCTGCTGCATCGGGATAGGTGAATTCGATCGGCAGATAAAGAATGCCGCTGGCGATATTGGCGCAGCTCAGGTCGCTGGTGACGAACTTGAAAGAATCAATGTTGGCCTGGATCTGTCGCTGTGCTTCCGGGAGTCCGGCTTCAATCGCGTCATCCAGATTGCGCTTCATCTCATCCAGATACCAGCGGGCGGTTGCCATGATTGTCGCGTCGTTGTTATCACTGATCGGTTTGCCATCGAGAATGTAGAACAGGGAAGACATGGGGACTGCCACTACCATAAAGGTGTTGTCGTCGTGATGCTCGGCCAGCAGGCGAGTTACAGTACGTGCCTTATAGCGTATCTCTTCGCTTTTCTTGCCGCTTGTCTTGATCTCTTCCAACTCGTGCAGCGTCATATCGGCAATCAGAAACGGCTCTGTTGCACCAGAAGCGGTTGCACTAGCAGTTTCGAAGGCGGCAGCTCCCAAATCAAGAAGCGCGGAGGTGTCATAAAACTTCATTAACGGGTTATCCTCCTTTTATAATGATATTGTAAAGTGTGATTGGTTACTGAAAATATAAGCTCGCAGCTGTGGAGAGAACTGCGGGCTTTTTCTTTATACCTTATTATACACCTATGGCGTGGTAAAAGCAATAGTTTTGTGCAAAATACCGGAATAAAATAATCTGTTGTAAAAGCAAATAAAATATAGTAAAAATAGCAGAAAAATTATTAAAATTAAGCAAAAATGAGCAAAAATAATGCATTTTAAGCGTTTCTACGGCGCTTTTGGGACGCTATTACGCGGTGATCGAGATACAACTGCGTGAAGATTGGAATGAAAATCACGATTGATGCGGAACATTTTATAACGATATTACGTTATTTACCGGAGACGAAATCGGGGGCTAAATATGGGTGTTTTACGGATGCGCAGATAGGTGAGGTGACGGGTGATTTAGGGGCGATCAACAGGTGATTTTGGGTGCTGGTGACTGCGAATTAGGAGCGAATGCGGATGGATGATTGTTGCGTGGAGGAGGTGAGTGAGAGGCGGGTGAGGTGCGAAAACCGGGTGATTTGGTACGGGCTGGGGAGATGGAATAACTGGTACGCACAACCCAAACTCGACCCCCTTTCCAATTTTTAACATCCCCCCGGTATGGCCTGAAAAGTCTAGGAATCATGCGGGTTTTCGGTGAATGCTACCTTCCGTTATTAGGTAGTATTCGAGTATTTGCGAACCGTTTATTTATCGTTGTTTTTTGATTATACCTTTTTATATATAAAGGGAGAATCGACCATGGATTATTGTTTGCCAAAATTTTTTGATGGGTCTATACTGTAATCACTCCAAGGGGCCACGGAAACAAGGCCCGGCGGGGTACTCTCTCGGATGGGTAAACATTACATCCGAATTCCGCAAAACGGTGGAGAAATTGCCGGGGGAGTTGTACCTTGACAATTGAAAAGCATGCTGAACAACGTGTAAATCGTTCATGCCCTTGAACGTGTCGTCTGTTTGGCTGAAATTCAAAAATATGCAAAATTGCTTGACGGTAATTAAGCTAGAAGTGTTTCTTTACACTTCTGGTTGTTGCAAAAGTAGGCAATGGCAAAACATGGAATTGGAAAACTTTCCCATGGGGGATAGACTGCCGTGGAACCTGTGACTTCCCACGCATCTTCTGCTTGACAACAGAAAACGTGGATTCAGAAAACAGTAATTCGTGTAGACCTGTTCAACTCTCTATCCCTTTTGCCAAACCTACCTGTATAGTACAGTCGGGCATGAGCAAAAGCGCTGAGAAGTGCAAAAGTTCGTGCCCGGCCATGTGTACAGGTAGTACACAAAACGCAACAACAAGAAAAGAGGAAATATTATGAGTAACATTACCGAGTTCGCAATGGCCAAAGTCGTCCGTCGTATCGCTGATTCTAACGACACGTCAACTCAGCTGACGGCCAAACTGTTTGCTGAGTGTGGTGTAACCGTCTACACTCCCGACACGGTAAAAGAGCTGGCATGGAATGTTTGCAAGGCATTCTCTGCATGGTTCGATGCTCGTGAGCGTGTCGGTGTGGACAACGACACTGACGACAACAAGGCTGTTCTCAACGCATACGCCGCAAAGGCCCGTGATGCCGCTCGTGACTGGTTCAAAGTGTTCGCAGTCAAACCCGGCAAAAAAGAGGGCGATGAACCTCGTGCCTTTGTGGGCATGGACAACGTTGAAACCGGCATTATTGGCGACATCATTGGCTACTCTCGTAAAGAAGCCGGTGGTGTTGATGATGATGCCAAACTCGCAAGGATCTTTACCAAGTATTTGATTCTCGAGACCGAGCGTCTTTTGGATGGCAAGCCCTACGTCCGCCTGTCTGAGGAAAGCCGCAAACAAGCAGATGCCGCCGCAAACAAGGTAAAGCGGGAGAAGTCTACCCAGACCCGCAACAGCAACAAGAGCAAGGTAGAGGAAGCCAACGACAAGGCCGACAAGGCCGAAGCCGACAAGAAAAAGGCCGAACAGGCACAGGCAGACGCTGAAAAGAAGCTGTCTGACGCTACTGCCCTCATTGCAGAAGCTATCGCATTGGTAGAGCAGTCTCATGCAACCGATATCGAGAAAGCATCCATCATCGGCAAACTCAAAGCCGCTATTGGCGAATAAGTTTGCAACCTGACTAGGCAGGGCCTGTAAAGGCAAGGTGTTAGGCCTAGTGCGTGGGCGGGGTATATCCTCGCCCGGTCACACAAGCAAGCGTTGCAATACGCAATGTGTGAGCGTCAATGTGGCGCATTATTCAACCGTCAAAGTCAAGAAAAGAGGTTCACTATGGCAAGTTATATCATTCACATGGTTGGTGGTGTCATACTCGAGAACGTTGAGGATACCACCATGTTCCAGATGCTGGAAAAGATGCAGGTGGAGTGCGTGTGTAAGGGAGAGACGGGAGAAGTGGTGTATACCAACCCCGCTTTCAAACCGTCTCGTTCCTCAGACTACAAAGAGGACAACCTCATTGCGCTGACTGAGGAAATTGGTGGCGCACGTCAGACAACTCTGTACCACTTTAACCATGACGACGCTTGGAACGCAATGGCGGAACTACACGCAGAAAAAGCGGCGGGCACTGACCCCGATAGCGTCACCAAGACTATTAGTGCCGTGTGGTGCAAGCGGTTTGACCGTGATGGCAACTACACCGAGGTCAGCCGCATCGACTTCTAACGCAATCAATATACCGTGAGGTTAGTGGGCACGGGGCAGAAAGCATCCCACTACCATGGGCGCAAGCCCTTTTGAGTCAAGCGAGAAAAGAGAAAGAGGTCATTACTTATGCTGTTTACTATCGTATTTGATGAGGTCGGAACTCTGGACACTACTGACATCAAGACGGCATTCCAAGCATGTGGGCAGACCCAATTAGTGAGCGCTGTTCTCAATGCAGAAACCAAGGAAGTGCTGTATGGTGAGCTCCCCGACTGGATGCTCTCTCCCGAAGAAGCCAAGGTAAGAGCCGAAAAAGAAGAGTTGGCAAGAAAACGTGCATGGGCCGATAAACAGGCTCGTGATGCTTTCAAAAACTCTGACTATGAGCGCAAACCTAAAGTCGGCGGTATCACTCGTGCAGACAAGCCTATTGTCCCATGGTATCGCCCGGCAGAAGCAAGCCAGCAATATGTCGATGCAATCGGCCCATGCGTAACCCCTAGCAACCGGAATTTCACTGTGGTCGTTTTATATGACTACGAGCCGGCGTGGGTCGGAAGTTTTCACGGAGAAGATGTTGCGTTCGATTTTTTCGAGCGCCGCGTTAAAAACAAACGCACCGTTATGCTTTACAAGGGTAACCGCCTTGTATGTCGTGCATTCAACGGTGTAAAAGAAGCGCAGCAGTAAAAAGGGAGCTCCGCCTGGTATGAAATCAAAAATAATAACTAGTGTCCCGGGCATGACGTTAAACTGCCTACCCCTACAATCGGAACGCCTTGACGTGGCGCAGGGGCTTTGAACTAAGAGTCCGAAAGAAAGAGAGGTAATTTTGTGAATGAAAAGTGTTGATTTTGTCGCTCAAAAAGTGGGCGATTGCGCACCGAACATGAAATTGTTTCCGAAGCGTATTGCAAAAGCACAGTACAATGTGTATGGTAATGTGATGGAAGCAATGCTCAAGCCTTTTGTGAATGGTGTTTACGGAATGATGGGCAACATCGTTTTCGTAGCAAGCCAGAACTACGACCCGGCTATGAATGTGGTTCAGGGTTTGACCTGGTGTGACACATCTGTTCATCGTGGGGCAAAACCCGAATGGCAAACCGAAATGCGTAGTGATCTCTGTTGTTTTATCGTGCTTGCACAGACAGCAAAAGAGATTACTTTGCGTAAATGGCGCGCTCCTCGTAAAGCTAAGTCCGAATCTGAAATGAAAGAGCATCGGATTTACGCACATCTACAGACGAATAGCGAATCTGTCATCCGAAAGGGTAAAGGCGCAGTCAAGCGTGCTCACAAAGAAGGCGTTCGTGAGCGTGAGCGTCGTGCAGAACAACCGTATGAATATCAGATTCTGAATATGGTTGCCTACGGTTCGTTCGCTGTTAAGAATTCAAACTTTATTGAAGGTTCTGGAATTCGTGACCATTATTTCGACAATAGTGACCGCAGACCTCCTATGCCTCAGTTCCCAGAAAAATGTCACAAAGTTACCAAACGTAAGTGATTTTCGTCTTGAATTTACCACCACTATCCATTACACTATGGTTAGTCTCATCCCATTTCAGCGAAAGGTGGTAGATTTATGGCTGAAAATAAATTCGTACTCAAAGAACTTTCAACGTATACAGGGAAAACAAATATCCTGTATCAGAAAGAATTTGAATCACGAGAGCAAGCAGAAAAGTATCGGAATATTATTGAACCATTACTACGTGAAACACAGGCAAAAAATCCTGCCCTTCCGTATGTAAAGTTCATAATCGAAGAGCTTTGATGCTTCACGTCCCGGGGCATGACATAAAACTGCCCTAATTTAATAACCAACCCCAACGTCAGCAAATGCAATCGCAAGATGCAAGTGCTGGCGTTTTCTTTTTACCTCTTTTCCTTGTTCAAAATGCTGGGCGATTCACGGTACCAGGGCAGACGAAACCGTGACCACAACAAAACAAAAATTGAAAGGAGCTTAGCAAAATGAAATTCGTCAGAATCAACGGCGAAAACCACGCCGGTTACGCTCTGCTTGATATCGTCGAGCACAAAACCACGAGCATGACTGTTGCAGAGCTGATGGAAGCTCTGTCCAAGTGCAGTCCGGACGCATACGTTACGTTCGGCAATAATTACGATGATTATGTCATCGAAACCGTAAACCAGATTTGAGTATCAAACGAAAAGGAGAATCATCATGGATTACTTTAGCACTGAATTCATTTTCGCTTGCGGCATCATCGTTGGTGTCGCTCTGGCAATCGTAGCGCAGTCTATCTGGCATGATTTTCTCCGGGCAGCACGTCATCACTAAGCGCCGCTGTCACTAAGCGATGCAGCCACAGCAAGCGTCACCGTTCGAATCTAAATCTAAAAAAAGAAAGAGGTATATCGTTATGAAATCCATTCTGAAATCGCTGAAACAATCCGCCCGTTCCATGGCGGTGACAATCGCCGCTGTCTTTCTGATGGCCGCAATCTTTGCTCTGCCGGTTCCCACTGCAAGCGCCGCCACTGCAAGCGCCGCTGATCACAAGCCTGGTCTGAATGGTCATTACATCCTGACTGGTATGGCCACTCGATATGATGTGATTACCGGTCTTGACTTGAACGACAACGAAAGCACACTGTTGTACTGTACAATTGAGGACGAAAACGGTGATGCCTGGTGTTATGCCTATGAACTGGGCAGTGAAGTGCCGCCTGTGAATCAAAACTTGACCCTCATTATGAATTGCAATGATACTCCTGATGATATCGACGATGATATCATCGAAGACATTTTATGGTGCGACTGCACTGCTGAGAAAGATTAAATATGATGATCTGGCGGCATTTGCTGCCATTTAATAAAACAAAAAAAGAGAGGTAAAACAAAATGGATAACATGAAACTGCTCAGATACGCCCGCGCCGCTGCCGTCGACAAGTGGTGGTGCTATGACAAGATTGCCACTCAGTATGCAGGTCATCGCGCTGAAAGCCTGGCTCGTAAGCTGGCTGATGAAGCAAAGGCGGATGTGAATGCAATCGCCGAGATGATTCGCGCCGAAGAAGCCAAGCGGCGTCTGAATGCCGATGTGATTGCAGAGCTGAAGAATCTGGTCAAAGAGCAGGTCAAGCCGCAGCAGACTCCCAAAGCACCGCAGACCGGGGCCCAGCGCATGAAACAAGCCATCAAAGAAGCTCCCTACGTCCTCGTTGTCAAGTGGAATAATCCTATCATGGGCGAAATGGAATACCCCTGCAAGAGTTACGCCGAGGCTGAGAAGAGCTTTGAGGTCGCCAAGCGTGAAGTTCACAATGGCAATGTAACCGAAGCCCATATGTACGAACAGAGCGAAGGTCAGCGTGTTCCCGTGATGGGCATTTTGAGTGGCAAGCTGTAAGCCGCCTGGGAAGGGTAGGACACTTTCTAATGATTTTGTCAGAGATCTATCAGATGCATGACAGATTGTGCGCCGTTGTGCTGGACCCGGAAAGCGAAACCCTCACGCCGATTCGTGTTGTAAATTTGGATACGAAAGAGCTGACCCCGCAGTTTTTCAGTGATGCGAGGGCAGGATTTCCTGATGCGAAACCATTCCGACCGTACAATCCGAGCAGCCTGAACTGGCTTATCATTGAAAAATATGGTCTGCTGGTTGCATCTATCAATAATCGGGGCGGATTTATCGTGTTTGAAAGTCCTGATATGATTCCTCTAACAAAATCTCTATTCAGCAAGAAAGCGAGATTGAATTATGAGAGACGTTTTTCCTCCAGAGAAACATGCAATCGCCGTGTATCCGCTTAACAACTGGGGCGGGCTTGAGATCACAGCGATTGAAGAGGCGTGTGTTGAAGTCGCAATCAACAATGGTGAGCGCCGCAAACAGGCCGGCCGCCACAAAATCTATCAGACGAACAAGGGCCATGCGTACTTCATTATGCATGGCTCTCGTTATTATTTGGACGAATTTACAAGAGTATAAGTGCCGCAGCAGCCGTAAGAAGCGCCGCAGCGCAGCAATTGAAAGGAGCAATATGAATTATGTTCGCAACATACCTTAGTGACACGGATTCCATCTGGATGCAAGAGCGCCGTCATAAGCGCCGCATCGAATTGGCTGACCCGTACTTCCTGCCCTATAGCAGACTCCGGCCGCGTGTTCAAATTGAATTGCAGTTTCACATTCTGACTCTGCCATTCACAGTAAAGGAGGGTGATTTGATTGTTTGAGCATCCTATTATCTGGGTGTTCGCCGCCATGTTGTTTCTGGTTGGCGCACTCCAGCAAATCGGAACCGGCCTGTATTATCTGGGATGTTTCCGCCGCTACAATCAGGTGATCGACACCCTGGCACGCTGGTTTGATACCGTAGATCCGATCAAAATGACGGAAACGATTCGCGATTTTTTCCTCATCTCGATCGCCCTGACTCTGTTGATTGCTGTGGTCGTCTAAGCGGCACGCAGTAATACATAAACGCAAAAAAGTGAAAGAGGTAATAAAAATGCTGTACTATCGTACCAAAAAGGAAGCCAACAACAAGCCCATGTATATGGGAAAGAGGCGGGACCGCGAAGAGAAGTGGTCGATCTATATCGCAGATGAACTGTTCACTGAGAAAGAAGTGTGCAGGTTGAATCTGAATATGGATTACCTGGAGCCGGTTGAAATTCCGCGTCTTCAGACTCACAAGCAGGGCTGTTTCCGTGTTGCGAATTTCGATGCCACCATCACCAAGGTGGAAGAGAAGCCCCTGGTCGAGCCGCTGTCCAAGGAAGCCACGCGGGAGTTGGTGAAGAAGATGAAAGACCGAGAGCTTTATAAGGCCCGCACCAATCAGATTCCCGATGCCCGTCCCGCCACCATTATGGTTCGGTTCAAGGTGCCAACCCCGAAGCAGGTCGGCGCTGCAAAATTAAGTGGCGCACAGTCGAGCGTGGCAGAGAAATAATCCGGCGGCACAGGCGGCGCACATAAGCGGCGCACTACTGGTAAAAATAACCTACATACAATAATTTCCAATCGCATCAAAGACAGGACCACAGATGATATAATCTATGAAATTTTGGTGTGATTCAAAATAACGCTTTGCAGTGGCGCTCTGGTAAAAATCGGAGCAACAAACTGCGGAGCCCATGTCGGGCGACTGGTGGTACCGAGGCAGACGTAACCACATCCACTACATGCGTAGTAAACGCGATAGCATACACACGCAAAAAGAAAAGAGGAAATCAACATGAACACCGCGAAACTGATTGAATCCATCCCGCCAAGAATCAAAGACCATGTGATCGAGTATCAGAATGTTATCTTGAAGGGTGGTCAGTCGGCAATGCGGGTACTGCTTGATTGTACTTTGTCGCCAGGTCAGAAGGCGCTCCTACAGAATAACAAACATATCATTGGGCTGGAGTGTGTCGCTCAGGACAAATATGCCCCAGAAATCAAGCATTCTTACTTCTATATGGTATGAGCGTCGCTATGTATAATCCACGGAGAACGCAGCGGGTAAAAAGGGGGAAGTTGTAACCATGACGGTACATATCTTAGATAATTTCTATTCCAAGCGAGTTAAGGGACAGTCGTGGGTGATGTTCAGTCATTACAATGGGGATGTCTATAGCAGTCTCGAGTGTGCTATGAAAATGTTGACCGAAATGGCAAAATCGGTGAGTGCAGACCCAGAGTGTTATGACGTCGTGTTCGATGCCAATGGACGCAATCTTCGTTATCGTTGGAAAAACTGGTATGGTGATGAGATTGAGCGTATTGTTCAGATCGAATCGAGAGAAGTGAAATAAGCATTACGAGGAGGCCGCCGAATATGGGCGATTATGCAGACGCTGGCTATCAGCTCCAGCATTACAAGATTACATTCTATGCCGATAACAATGGCAAGATCCCGCTCAAAGTGGTCCGCCGTGCATTCGCCAGCTATGATTATGCCAAAATGTGGGAAGCTGATGTGATGTATCGAACCCCTGAATATAACAGTGTCACGATCGAAATGGAATGAAAGGAGCTGCACAGTATGTTTATCTGGGGAATTTTCATGTCTCACGAAGCCCGCGACGAAACGATTCATGACGATAACTTCCATTACGAACTCTTCGCTACTGAAGAACGAGCACTTGAATATCTTAAAAGTCAGGAAAAATGGTGGCGTGACATCTACAATGATCCTTGTATCACAGATGCGGCTAAGAAGGAAATCTTTGGTGGTAAAAAGCCAGACGAATCCATTCGCTTATTCAAAGAGCCTGCCGAAATCTGCGGCGAAGAAGATGTATGGGTTCTTACTCGCGATTACATTTCCTCAACTGGAGCCGAGATGCGCGAAAGAATCATGGCAAAAGAACTATCAGTAAAAGAATAAGGGGGCAAACGTAGCAATGGTTCTCAACATGACTGAACTTTCTATCGCCCAATGGTCCAATGCCCAGCTCGATGCAGCTCGCAAGTTGTGTACAGATGGCACTCTTCATGATTGTGCGCTACCTATTATCGTGCCGACTGATTCCTCTGTCCGAGTCAGAGTTCTTGCATGGGATACGGCTGATACAGTTATGACCATGAAACCGGAAGCTGTAATTCTTCAGGGCGAACCTGTTTTTGTAAACGCATTCCTTGAGCGATACGGTACAAGAATTCAGTGTTACTCTCCTTGCTACGCCGATGGTAAGTTCGTACAGTTCAGGAGGTTCTGATTATGGCTGACTGGAAACTCGGTAAGGACATGATTCCCAGCGATACGATTCTCGATCCTGTCACATTTGATGACCTGATCTTAGCTCTGAAATGCAACTGTGAGTGCATCACACCAGATGCAGTCATTGTTCAGGCAACACAGATTATCAATCAGCGGCTGGAAGATTGGAAATATCTGATCGAAAATAACATGGAAGAAATCATTGCGCTGGCAACAGATGAGCCGCTTGAAGACGCTGGCCACGATGATATCACACTCGAAGAGTAACAAGTAAGGAGGCAACGCAGCGATGACCATCAGTGAAGCAACAGGAATCCATCAATGCAACATCGATAAGGCCACTGGCAAAACACTCAGTCATCGTGAGCGCTTCACTCGCTACATCGATTATCTGGGCGGTCTGGATGCAGTCAAACCGTACATCCCGTTCGAGCTTGACTATTTGATTTCGAAATTCAAAAATGATCGCCTGTTCAATAACACACCGATGTCAGCCTGGGACAATGCGGCTGGATTTCGTCGTCTCGGGTCCGATGCAATTCCTACATATAGCGGACTCTGGAACCTGTATCGCCGGCATGGAATCAATACAGCAAGTTGTGCAACCGGTGTCTGTATTTTGAAAGAAGCGGCCGCGATTCTGTGTGAACGAGCGGCGCAATAAGAGGAGTGTTAATTTGTATACGATCAAAGTAACATATCGTGCGGCAATCGCAACAAGCACGCGGCTCGATTATAAGAAGGCTACTTACCAGTTCGAATCTGTGCCGAATGATGTAGTCGATACGCTGCGTGCTGCCATTGATACAGAGTATAAGAAGCGATCAAAAGAGCAGCATATTGTGATAATTCACCTTGAGGCGGCGCTTGAGACCATGGAGCGATTCAGAAAGCGCATGTACGTGCCAAACTCCATCGAGAGCGTTGAGATCGTTGACGAACAGTCCGCAAATGGCGACTAATCAACGCCTGTTAGTTGTTGAGCAAAACCCCAAATGGTTGTATAATAAAAAGGAGCGTAACAGTATGAAGTCAGTACAGATTACATACGATGCAAAAGTTAAGATCGGAACCAGCTATGAGCGCGGCGAAGCATGTACGCAGCTCGATTTCCTTGACGATAAGGTTATGGAGAGCCTGATCGCTGATTTGAATGCGGCACCTGCTGAACAGAGTTCACACTGGTTCGATCTGCTTCAGACGCTTACTTTTATGAACATGCTGCAAGGACGAATCTTCATTCCGACTTCAATCAAGATGATTCAGGTCGTTGCTGAGATTCCGAATTAAGTCACAAAAGAACGAGTGATACGATAGCGATGTTGAAAACTCACTTGTTCAAAATGTTGAAAACTTAATCGCTAATTCATTCTTTCGCTTGCAACAATAATTCATTCCTATTTCGAACTCAAGCTCAATTACGCAATCGCCAATTAACAAGCGACGCGAAAATAAAATTGATGGTTATGTAGTAAGGGATTATAGGGATAAGAGTAGTTTGTAAGGAGAGAGAAGACCATTCCGGGAAAGAAGTAGAAGGAAGTCTTGGCGGCGAAGATGCTCAAAACGAGAGGAGAAAATTTTAATGGCTAATCTGACTATGGGTGTTCACGAGTTCAAACCGAGCGAGCTGGTCAAGCTGATCAAACAGTACGATTGCTTTATGATCTCGCAAGGCGGCAAGTCGTTTTTACAGATCCGGGTGCCATCCAGGTGGGTCAAACTGGAGATGGGAACCGATGGCGTAAGCTACATTACCTGCCGCAATAAGCGCAAGCGGGACGGTCATCTGTTCGAAATCTACGGTAATAAGTTCGTTTTCGACGTTGACCATAACAGCGGGCGACTGAGCGGCCACCTCAAGACGGATCTCGATGAGGCCGATTATTACGTTGTCATGTGGGGCAGCACCGATGTCCCTACTGACGATGACGAGTAAGGAGAATTCAATGCGATTTCGTAAGTTTTTCATGGCAATTGTACTGGCTGCTGTACTGATGCTGACTGGATGCGGTGGAAAATCTGAGCCGGACGAAAATCTTCACCGGGTCAAGTATGCCAAGATCTACAACCCTGATGGCACGCTGTTGACTGAAGGAGAGTATGAATCCTGCTACTACGGCAACCAGGTCGTTACGATTGAAATCAACGGTGTCGAGTATCAAACCGCCTATGTCAATGTCGTCACGATGTGGTGGTATGAGTGAGTGCGGTAGAAGAAAGGAGCGATAAATCGTGGAAGAAATCATAATGAAAGCCATTCCTGAGCATGGCGGCGTTTCGATGTCCCGGGCTGAGCAGGAGACCATTATCACCATTGGCGCTCTGGATAAGACGGCCGATGTGTGCACCAACGATCCTGTTTACTGGCGCAAGCTTGATGCCATGTGCGAGAAGCATCCTGACGAGTACAAGCTCACCAAGATCCACCGCACGAAAGACGGGCTGATCCTGTGTAAGTGGTATTCGGTGCCGCGTAAGCTGGTTCGATTCGGAACGCCGACAGCGCCTCGCGAACTGACCGATGAACAGCGTGCAGAACTTCGTGAGCGAATGAAAAAGGTACAAGCGGCTCGACAGAATAAGGCCAGCATCGATTCTCAGCCGAATTCATAAAGAGTTTGACTGTATTCTAAACATACATCATGGTTCGGTAATGAAATTACTCTACTGAGATGTGTTAGGTGTTTTTGCCTTGTAATTCTATTAAAGAAAACAGCAAGGTTTGAATCAGGAGGTGAATGAGATGAACGCAATGCCCTTCGACGATTCCGCATAGCGCAAGCAGAGTCGCCGCGAAACAGATTGAGATGAATAGCAAGTCGAAAGGTTTGCACGTTTAGGCCAAGCCGAACGGAACGAATTGTTAGACCGAGGGGACACCTCCGAGGAAGGCGGAAGACGCGTCGACTGCAGGCACCAGACATCGCTGGCCACACCAAACGATGTCATCAGGGGGTTGAAAGAGCCTTATAACACCTCAACCGACGCATCCAACAACCACATTTGGGCCACAACCCCTGGTTCATGAAAGATCACCATCTCCAGCTAGTAGCTTCAGACAGATTTAGATCACAAATCGCCTATATTATAATAATGAAGGTTGTGATAAGAGCGACAAATACAAACAAAATGTAATGCTGTCATTTGTGAATATTTTCCAATTGACAACGATACGTTTTTGTGTAATACTTGTTTCAAGCGAAACACACTTTACAATACCAAACGAAAAGGATGAGGTAAAAAATGAATGCGAATGTAGTAATGCAAGTAGCCACCACCAAGCAGTTCGGTGACATGGAGATTCAGGTCTATGAGAATCCGGCTGTCGATCACACCAGGGCTCAGGATGATTTCTATATGACCCGTGAGCAGATTGGCACGGCGTTGGGATATAAGAATCCTTCAATTTCGATTGGAACGATTCACAAGCGCAATGCGGCTCGTCTCGACCCGCTTTCAGGGTTAATCAATTTGATTACCCCTGGTGGAAAACAGCAGACCTACGTATATAATATGCGTGGTGTCATGGAGATCTGCCGTTACAGCACTCAACCCAAAGCGAATGCTTTCATTGATTTCTGCTGGGATGTGATCGCCGCTCTGATGCGGGGTGAAACCGTATCGCTGAATGCCAATCAGACTGAGCTCAAGCGGCAGGAGCGATTCGACAAGATGACTCAGGCGCTGATGGAGATTCATTCTAAGATGGACGCTCTCGAAGCCGCCCGCCAGCAGGACCGCAACGCTCTCGACAATGTGTTGTTTGTCTGCAAGCAGCTGGAACGAAAGCTTATCTCGATGGGTCAGCCGCAGAAGCAGCCTGAGCAGACCGCCACAACTGCTACAGCCGCCACAAAGGAAACCCGCACCACTACATACAAAGGACGCAGCGAATGGCGGACTGAGATCTACAAGCTCGGCAACTCCATCGCTCGCATGACTGGTCTGACGCTGAATGCGGTTCTTAAACAGGCTTATGATTATATCGGCCGCAACTATGGCTGGTATTTCAAAGACGAACGCAAGGCGTATGTTGAGCGGGTCGGCTACATGGGTGACATCAAGAACCTCAGCGGCTTGGATATCATCGAGGACAGCGAAACGTGGAAGTCGATCTTTATGTCGATCATGAAGGATCGGTATGATAACGAAAAGCATGATGCTGAAGTCCGAAAGGGGATTAAGTCGGCACTCACCAAGAAGCCGCCTATGATCCCTGCTGATATGATTCCTACTCGCCACAGGGTAGAACCCGCTCCTGAGGTCGTTGCTGAAGAACCCGCACCGGTCGTTGTGGCCGAGGCTCACGCGGTCGAGATTGAAACACCGGCGGCTGAAACACCGGCAGTCGAAGCTCCTGCGGTTGAAGAGCCGAAAAAGAAGTATTATTACTACAAGCCGAGTATCACGCTTCCGATCGTTGAACCCATTGCAAAAAAGCTGGGCGATAAGACGCTTGGGTATTGGGTTACCTATGCAAAGATCTATGACGCGATCGGCACTGCAAAGATGGACCGAATGCGTAAAGCGTATGTACGTTCTCACAATAAGCCGCCTAAGTCTACTCCTGATATCTTCCAGAATTCTGATAAGAACATGAAAGTGTTTAAGGAGGCTGCAAAGATCGTGGCGGCAGCTATCTAAGCTATCTACTTCCTCCATTAGCCTTTGAGGCTGGCAGCCGGGAAAGACCGGCATATAACCAGGTGTAGCTCAATTGGCAGAGCGCGTGCTTTGGGAGCATGAGGCAGCAGGATCGTAACCTGTCACTTGGACCATAGCATAGGGCTTTATCCTTTCTCCCTGTGCAAAAAAGCGAAGTTTTTTCTCTTTCACTTTTCCTTTTTCTTCGCTCGTGGCTGAAAATGCCGGGCAGGTACGATAATCCTGCTTTGATATGGAGCTGATGGTCGTACAACAGTTCGATTCTGTTGGGCTCCAGCTAGGTTCGATGCAGCGGCGTAGTGTAGTACAAAGCTGCTGGGGTGGCGCAATTCCACCGTGGGTGATCATACTCCCCCCCCTCTGACACACCCATAACGCTCTGACCGAAAATAATAACCATGATGCAACGGGAGTAGCTACCCGCCACAGTGAATGTGCATGGCTCTATTATGAGTAGGCGAATATGGCACTGCCTGCGTAAGTGGCATAGATGCTCGGTGCCCAGAGTATCGGAGAGTGAATTTGAAAGGGCAGCCTTTGAGGATGGACACCATAAGAGACCAATTCACTTATGTGTTGTATCCGCTGACGCGACTGAGTATTGCGCAAACTTTGTAAGCCGCTTGCTCCTCGCCGATGCCGTTACATGGTTAAATCATCCTCTCTGGGACGTTAGCTTAGTTGGTTAAAGCTCCTGGCTCATAACCGGGTGATGAGGTTGATTCCTCACGGGGGTTCGAATCCCTCACGTCCCACCATTAGTGTACGAGTATTCACAAATCAAAAAGAGGTAATCAAAATGGCTGACAAATATCTCAGTATTATCACGAACTTCGGGTGCCACTACAGCTGCTCTGAGTGTATCGTCCGCAATAACAAGCTCAAGATGACGCCGACAGATGAAAACTCTTCATGGATCACTCTGTCTCGGATTCTTGGAGAAAATCCTGATATGAATTGGGTATCTGTATCTGGTGGCGGAGATCCACTGTTTCATTGGTGGGAGCATCAATTTTGGTGGCTCGGTTTATTTACTGTTTGTTCAAGTGCTAGGAGACGCTTGGAACTTCATACCAGTTATATTTCGACGGATGATTCGAAAATGTTTGTGCTGTTTCCGTACAGCATGTTTAGTAGAATTGTGTATCACGTTCACAACATCGGCGAGTTGAAGAAGATCATCCGTGCTTGCGATGAAATTGTTCGGGTGGTTTTTGTTGTGGACGACAGTATGACCGAGGACGACATCAACGCCATTGCTGATTTTGTTGAGGAGTCAGACCAAATCGACGAGCTTTCGTTCCGGCAGCGTGTGGATGAAAACTATGAATCAACTTATCATCTGCACGATTTCCTGAAGGCTGGGCATCAGAAACGCTGGTGGTACATTGAACAGTGCGATTACAATACCTATTATCATAACGGTAAGCTGTACACCAAGTATACCGATATCTTTGATAAGGAGTGATTCAGATGTACATCGTCGCAAGCGATTACACCAACGAGAAAGCCGATGTCTACAAGTCGGTAAGTATTGATAAAGCATTCAAATCAAGAGACGATGCGATTGCTTTTGCCGCTGTTAGTTTTCAGTGCTTTCTCAATGGGATGCCTGAAGATGAGGCCGCTCGGTACGAAGATGCAGTGAAGGTTGACACTGAATCCTACGCTGATTTTTGCGGATGCGAGTTGGACCCATATCCTGAGTATGTTATCGGAGCATCGGTCGGCGATGGTGAAGATAATCACATGTACTACATGGTGTTTGAAGTAGAGGAGTGACCTGCGTAAGCAGTGGCGGCTCGGAAAGACGAGCATATATGGCCCCATGGCGAAATTGGCACACGCGGCAAGTTCAAACCTTGCTTATTGTTCCCGGTTCAAATCCGGGTGGGGCTACCACCGGCTCGATCGAGTCGGGAGCTTATTGGGTGAAACGGTTTGGCAAATCGGAAAGACGGTTGACTGCTGGACAGACAGCTTTGATATGCTACCGTGGTGGAAAGCATACACGTTCGCCTTAAGAGCGAATGCCAGTGATGGATTGCGGGCTCACATCCCGCCGGTAGCACCACCCCGAAAGGGGTAACATAATAACTCTTGTCAATTATTCTCGGCTCGCTCGAAAGGGTGCAATTGGCCTTGTAAGCCGAGTATCTTATGCGATTGTAGCTCAGTTGGTAGAGCAGCAGGCTGAATGCGCGTCGGTGGTTCAAGTCCATCCAATCGCACCAGGGTTCCTGTCTTTTTTGAATGTTATTCAGCAGGGACCTTTTACCTCATTCTTGTTATTCCCGGCTCTTTTGATACGATGCTTCGGTCTATATCGTATCGAAAGCAACAAGGCTTTGTAAGCCGGGTTTATATGCAGCGGTCGTATAACGGTTAATATGCCAGCCTTCCAAGCTGGAGATGTGGGTTCGACTCCCATTCGCTGCTCCATGCCGCAAGGCAAGACAGCTTTGCCCATTAGGTCTCTAACAAAATGGGGAGTTCAGGTGCCACGAAACTGTCGAAGGTGATAGTTCACGAACGATAGCGGGGAATACGAAACAGTGGTTAAACAGCAAAATGATCCGGCCTGAACATTTTATATGCCGTAAGAGGTAATGCAATAATCACGATGATTCTTTTACAGCGAATTCTTAGTCATGACAAGGATAGGGTGAAGGATGAATGGTGTGAGCACAGTAGCTGTTCGACTCAGCTTTGCGGCACCAATAGGTACATGGTGGTAAAAGTACGATCAATAAAATAGCCACGACTTCCTTGTTGCGCCCTAATGTTTCGGATATTGTGGTCCGAAATGGAAGTTGTCCTGCCTGGAGAATCGGGAGTACAGGTGTACCTAATTTATAAGCGGCTATGGTGGAATAGGCAGACACGCTGGTTTTAGGTACCAGTTCCAAGTGAGTGAGGGTTCAAGTCCCTCTAGCCGCACCATGTTCGAATATCAACAATAAAAAACCGAAAGGACGAAGTATTATGAAAGTGATTATTAGCACAACTCCTCTTAACGGCGTACTGACTGATATTACTCTCGACACGGGAGAAGACAAGGGCGACGTGATGGAAGTGGTTGGAAACAGCATGATTACCACTACCATTGATTGGCTCAACAGCATGAAGATGTCGAAAGAGGCCAAGAAAGCATACACTGATTCCTTGTGCAAAGTCCTAAAGGAAAATATCTTAAAAGGGCTCAAGTAAGGAGGGAACAGCCGTATGAACTCCATTATCAATCCTTGGGTGTTCTACTGGATTGGCATCGTAGATAGTGTCAGAACACTACTAATCGTCATTCTAACCGTGCTTATGATCGGAGGAGCGATTATGTTCATGTGTACTATGAGCGATGCAGACGATCGGGGCTTTAAAGACAAAGATGTAGCCGAGGAAGTAAAACTCTGCATCAAGGTTGCAATTGCAACTTTTGTTGTCGCGGTTCTGGTTTGTGTGGTTCCTTCTGAAGATACCTGCTATAAGATGCTCGCCGCTGATATGTTTACACAGGACAACATCAACAACGCCACTGAGTATGTCACTGATGTGATCGATTATGCTGTGGACAAGGTCAAAGAAATGGATAGAAAGGACTGAGCGACATGGACGAGAGAAAATTCTGTATCGGTGATCGCGTAAGGCTTGAGTCTCCGTGGGGTCCTGATGATCCCAATGAGGGTAAAGAGGGAATTGTTGTTGGGTATACAGAAGATACCGATTGTCTTCAAGTGCAGCTCTGCGATGGGTACACATGGAGCAAGCCAGAATTTCGCCTGATCGAGCACCTGCATGATGATTGGTGGGCACCTGTAGAGTCAACCAGTGAATGCCGCTGCGAGTCTCTGCTTTAATTTTTTCGCCATCCAAACACACTTTACACTGTCAAATGAAAGGAGAAAACGGATGCATATCAAGTATGTGGACGGCCATTATGAAATCGTGTCGGCGGATAATGGCCAGTTCATTCAGTCGGCCGACACATGGGACGAGGCTCTTGACGATATGAAAGAGCTGCTAACAACAACGGTATAACGAGCAAACCGGCTCGTTTACATAACATTTTTTTATTATAAAGGAGATCAATATTATGAAGGCAACTGTTAAGTACAACAACGTTTTCGTCACTTCTGCTTACGACATCGAGACCCTGAAGAAGGTCAAGAAGTTCCGTCCCGAGGCTCTGGTTCTGTACAAGGGCGAGGGCAAGGAGAAGGAGCCTGTCTGCGCTATCGGTGTCAGCGGTTCTGCTTCTGCCAATGAGATGGGCGTGACTTTCGCAAAGAATTCTGTCACCACTCCCAAGGTCGCTACCATGAGCATCGAGCTGCCCAACGGCAAGACCACTGTCGAGGAGATCAACGAGTTCGTTCGTGAGAAGCTGGGTCTGGCTATCGTGAACTGCACTAAGATCGAGGAGCAGATCGCCGAGGCTATGAGCTCTATCGCTGCTGATGAGGCCGCTATGAACGCTGCTATCACCATCGAGAACGACGCTGAGCCTGAGGCCGCCGCTGAGTAAGAGCGCCGCCTGGTAAGAGCGCCACTGTGGTTCCACGCCGGATGTTCCAGCGCAATACGTCCGGCATTCGTTTTAAATGATTCGTCAATCCGACGTTTCAACAATAAATTTTTCAAATTAAAAAGGAGTACATATTATGCTGAAGATCACTGTGGGTACCAACACCAACCGTAAGACTGTCATGGCTACTGAGGACACTACCCTGCGTCAGTGCCTGGAGGAGAACGATATCAACTACTCTGCTGGTCAGACTTCTCTGGATGGCTGTGTTCTGCAGCCTGGCGACATGGACAAGACCTTTGCCGATATGCACGTTACCGAGAAGGCTTATCTGGTCTGTGTTCAGAAGATGGACAACGCCCGTTAAGGGATTAACGGAGCTTGATCCTGAATCTGTTCGAGCGAATCTCGAATAAAGTCCGAATATAAATCTGTTCTGGTTACAACAGATAAGTAGCATTGCAGCCGCTGGCAGGCCGGTTAAAGTCTGCCTTATATGTGTCCAGTATCTGGGCTTTTTAAATGCAAGATATGAATTTAAGGAGGAAGTAACTATGGCATTCACTGGTTTGCTGACGAAGCTCGGCTCGAACGAATGCAACGAATTTTTCTCTGACATCAAGAGCAGGAACAAATTCGAAACCGAAGATAACACCGTCCTGACCGTTCTCCGGGCAGTGATGAACGAGGAGCGGCTGGCGACTTTTACCGCTGATCCCGAGAACAAGGGCATCATGCAGTCTCTGGTAGTCGAGAACGAGATCCGGCTCCCGGACGATGAGAAGTTGACAGCAGCCTATTACGCTGGTGAGCGTGGTCCGTTCACAAAGATCAAGCTCGGTCTGTATTTCCATTTCATCCCCAACAAGAAAGCAGCCGATTACATCAAGCAGGTGAAAATGTTCGACGAGGACTACAAGAAGGCGGGCTGGGTTCGTCTTGAGGATATCTCTCTGTATGTCGATCGCAGCGGTGACGCTCTGGTCTACCAGAACGAAACCAAGCAGGCGACCATGGTGTTCGCTCCTTCGCCCAAGAGAATCCAGGTCATGCAGATGATGATGAGCTGTCTGCCTCGTCTGCTTCCGTGGGCATTCAAGGATCACCCGGCAACCAGGGATGAACTCGATCTGCTGAAGATGCTGGCTGAGCAGAAGTATGACAAGTTCAATACGGCAATCGACAAGATCTGTGCAGCTTATGACTTCTACGGCAAGAAAGTCGAAAGCATGCTCAAGGGATTCTGCAGTCAGAACTTCACCCGCTCGATCCACGATCAGGAAGAACGTGTCCGCCGGGCAGAGAACAACGTCAATGATTACATGAGCAGCGCCCGCAATGCCATGAAGCAGGTGGATGAAGAGCAGATGAAGCTTCTGGTGCTCCGGAATCGTGCCTGCAACTCTGGAGACGATGAGAAGGAGTTGGTCGATTTCTTCAAGGCGAACAAATCTCTTATCGCTCTGGATAAGTCCGGCAATCAGCTGTGGGTCGGCGTGAACTGCTATCTGAATGACTACAACGAAGATATTTTTAAGCAGTATGTCGAAAAGCAGGATAAGATGTCCAGCTACATCTACGAGGAGAGCCCGTATGATATGGATCTCACCAAGAAGTTGTTCCTGGCTATCTGGAAAGAGCACCGGTTCAATCTGCGTGTCTACTGCGAGTGGATTGTCTATGATGACTGCCGCGTCGAAGCCGTCAGAAGCACTAACATGAATCACCGAGAAGACCTGATGAAGGATCGTTTTCCTCAGCCGCATATCGACCGGTTTACCTGTTACGGCGGCTATCGCGGTATGCTTCAGGATTTGGCTCTTCGTCGTGATTACATCGGCGTTTTGTCTACTCTGGTAACTTCTTCTTCCTATATCAACTGGACGGATTCTACGGTCGTCGAATGGATGATGGAAAAGCTGTTCGGCGATTATAGTAATCGGAAGTGTCTGGAAGATAAGGATGGCAATCTCTACACCATCAAACAGGTGGTTGAGATTCTGGAAAACGAAAGCAGAGAAACGGCATAAGGAGGTTTGAAGTATGCAGCCGGTTAAGATGAATGACGAACTGATCCAAGGGATTTTGCAGGAGTTCTATGCACAGGCTTCTGCGTTGGGCAATCTGCAGGCGGATAAGTTCTCCTTTAACAAGAATTTTTCCAAGCCTGCCAAGGACGCAGTCGAGGTGAATTTCACTCTGGAAGCTTATCACGAGATGTGTGCCCTGATCGATCACTTCAGTACCGAGGTCGCCTGGCACGGTCTGGTGAATCGCATTGATAAGACTCACTTCCAAATCACCAAGATCCTGGTTTATCCGCAGCAGGTCACGGGCGCAACAGTGAATACGGACCAGGAAAAGTATACGACCTGGCTGTATGAGCTGGACGATGAATCCTTTAATACGCTGCGGTTCCAGGGACACAGTCATGTGAACATGAGCACTTCTCCCAGCGGTGTGGATATGCAGAATCAGTGGGATCTCATTGATACTCTGAGCTCTGAGGATTACTACGTCTTTATGATCTGGAACAAGCGGCGGGAGTATAACGTCCGTGTTGTGGACATGGCGGACAATGTCATCTACAGCGGCGATGATGTCAAAGTGACGATTGGAGAGGCCGATACGAAAGGGTTTCTCGAACAGGCGGAAGCGCTCGTCCAAAAGCCGGTCACAACTACATACAGTGGCTACAGCGGCAACTACAATGGTGCAGCTTACTCCGGCAGCTACAGCGCGGGTACAACAGCTTGTCGGGGAGGCGCGTTCGTTGGTAACACAAACACCGCAGCCGCGTCCACGAAAACAAAAGCAGAAACGAAACCGGCAGCCACGACGAACCCGGCGCTGAAAACTGTCACGGGTGGAGCCGCCCCTAAGATCGATTCAGCCAAGAGCAAGGGAAGCGAATCCAATCTGATGAAGTATTATCAGGAGAATCCGAATGACCTGATGAACAATTGGAATTCGAGCTGCTATCCCTACGCTGAAGCATTTCAGGACTAAGAAAGGAAACAACAATGGATCTGAGCAAAATCGAAATGGTGTTTGACCCTGCGTCTGTTAAGGGTCGCATTCATATCATCGGCTGTGGTTCGGTCGGCTCTACTGTGGCTGAACTGCTGGCACGATACGGTCTGACCAAGTTCACTCTGTGGGATATGGACTTTGTCGAACCCAAGAATATCGTCAATCAGATGTTTTTCCAGCAGGATATCGCTCATCCCAAGGTGGAAGCTGTGGGCAACATCCTGTGCAATGTGAATCCTGATATCAAAGAGGATCTGGTCCTGATGCCCAATGGCTGGCAGGGCGAAACCGTCAAGGGTTATGTGTTCCTGGCCGTGGATAGCATCGAGATTCGCAAGCAGTTCCTGGAGAAGAACAAATACAATCCTGAGCTGCTCGGTGTGTTCGATATCCGCACTGGCCTGTATGATGCACAGTGCTGGTCGGCCGATTGGAAGGATCGTAAGCAGATCGACAATCTGAAGAACTCCATGAACTTCACTCACGAGGAAGCAAAGGTAAGTACGCCGGTGTCTGCATGTGGCATCGTTCAGGGTGTTGCACCGACCGTTCGTTTTATCTGCTGTCTGGCGGTTACGAACTTTATCAATTTCGTGGGAGGCAACCAGCTGAAGAAGCAGATCGTTGCAACCCCGTTCATTCTGGGTGAAGAGAGCGTCATGGCGTTCTGATAAAATCGTAAATAAAAAAATCGTGATGAATAGTTGTTTTTTTATAAACAGCGCACTTAGGCCAAGCCAAGTGTATCGAATTGTTAAGATGAGGAGGGGCGACCCAGGAGGCGTCAACATTGCAAAACAAGCTTATGACACCGGCCGTCGGCGCTCCTACAGAGCTCGAATCGACCATTTTCGGGTCACCTGAAAGCGGTTATATAGCCAATTTCAGCATCCAATCATGATCGGGACCTCCTACTGCACGCGTTTTTAGCCTCAAGAAACCCATTTAGATCACGATGAAATCATAAAGGAGAAACAATGTACATTACATATCTGAATCCTCCTAAGACCCGGCAGATCACTTTTGATGAGATCCTCGCCGGTGTCCAGAATGTAGAAGCACTGCACTATGGTGGCAGCAACACATCTACAATGACAGTGTGTCGCAACGATTTAACCGCAAAACTTCGCGCTATCACCAACGTTCCCGAGATGATCGAGAAGCTGACGGCCTACAACGTGAAGTATGCGGCGCTTGAATCCAGCGATATCCCGAGTCACTATTCTCACTTTGAGATCCCAAAAAAATCTGGCGGCTGGCGACCCATTGATGCGCCCGATGAAACTCTTTCTGATGCACTGATTGAGCTGCGGGAACTACTGAAGAGCTTTATGATCGTAGATTATCACACGAATGCTTTCGCATATATTCCAAATCGCAGCTTTATCGATGCGGTCCGTAAGCATCAGGCAGGTCACAATAAAACCGTCGTTGATGAGGCGACCGGCATGAAAAAGGTCGTCAATTATCAGAATCATTGGGCGGTCAAGTTCGACTTCCATGGTTTCTTTCCCAGTACGACACCGGATTTTCTGCTCGGCATGATGAGTGTGATCTATCCATTTGCTCTGATCATGCGGGATGCACGTGGCCGAGATGAACTGGCAAAGGCGGTCAACCTGTGCTTCCTTCGCAACGGCCTGCCGCAGGGAACTCCCATCAGTCCGTGGCTTACCAATGTGATGATGATTCCGTTTGATCACTGTATCACTCGCAAGCTGTGCTATGGCTACAAAGCAAAGGACGGCATCGATCGCGAGTTTACTTTCACACGATATGCAGATGATATTCTCATCAGCTGTTATCATCACTTTGACCCGATGGAAATCCAGCAAATTATCATTGATGCGCTGAACTTCTTCCATGCGCCGTTTACTTTGAACGAAACGAAAACGCATTACGGTAACCGGCACTCCAGCAAGAACTGGTGCCTCGGCCTGATGTGGAATAAGGACAATCAGATTACAGTCGGATGGCGCAATCTTAAAATGTTCCGTTCGGCTATGACGAATTATATCTATGCAAAGCAGCACGGCAGAACCTGGGAGCTGGAAGATCTGCAAAAGTTCAATGGCAAGCTCAACTATTATCACATGGTCGAGCCTGAGGTGATCGACGAGCTGATTCATCGTTACAATGCAAAGTTCGGCACTGATATTATGGCGATGCTTAAAGAGGATCTTCGTCCCAAAGAGGGCGTTGTTGCATAAAAAATGGAGACATACACAAGGAGTGATGATCTATGATTGAAATTATGTGCCGGGATGGAAAGGTCCCATCGAAGGAGCTCGAAAAGGTCGCGGATATGATCTACTATTCCACGGGCATCGAAACAGAGGTGGTCTACGAAGAGGATCGGCGAGCCCTGGTATTCTGGGGTCCTGAGGATGTCAAAGAGATCGTGGAAAGTTTGAATCTGAAATCGATCAACACAGACGATACCAATTTCTGCGATACTATTGTGGCCGCCGCAGAACCGCGCATTCACCAGGCAATGCTGGAAGCCGGCAGAGATGTCCTGTTTGATGAAGTCTGTGAAACGGCTGCATCCATGGGCGAACAAATCGAATTCGATGAGCCCAATCAGTAATCAGTAAACAAAAAAATCACTTTGCATATCGTTCCAAAAGAGCGAGCATCACGCCCAAGGCGGATGTTAAGAAGAATACCACAGCAATCGGCCGCTGCACTCCGCCATAGGCCCCTGATCGTGCAGCTGGCCTCAACCAATCCTTGTCAAGAAACACTCGTCCTTCGATCCGGGACGAGAGTCACGCGCCAGGTCGCGTGACAGAAGTCCCTGATCGTGCGTCCTCCCGTTTCCAGAGCATCGGATTTAGAAAGTGATTTTGATAAAAAAAGAAAATGAGGTAGAAATATGGAATTGATGTATAAGCCAGGCGATAAAGTAATGATTCGCCCGGATCTGAACTGCCGTGAAATTTATTGCATGAGATCAGGTCGCCACAATGGGGACTATACCTACAATGTGGTTGATCAAATGGTAGATCAGGCTGGAAAGGTTTTTACGATTCAGGGTCCTCGCCACGGAGGAGCTGGATATACTCTGGAAGAGTCTGATTATGGCTGGACCGACGAGATGTTTATTTCTATCAATGAGTGTTGCTGTGATAGCATTCTGTGAGGTGAACTATGAAATACAGATACGATGTCGGTGACGCAGTGGTCGTAAAGCGAGATCTCAGAAAGAATTGCAGCTACTTTATGATGTCCGGCCCCAATCCCAAAACATACAACACTGTTGTTGACGAAATGAAAGAGCTCGAAGGCAAGACCGTTCATATCGCAGGACATATTGATGGTCAATACTTCATTGAAGAAGACAATAAATCATATGCCTGGACGGATCAGATGTTCCTGACGCAGGACAAATACAGCGCTGCTTGTGTTTGCGAAAGTTTACTATGATTGGAATGATTTGAAAATGCAGAATCCCTGCCATTATTGTGTGGCTCCCAAGCGTTATCCCGGGTGTCACGATCACTGTCAGGAGCGCCAGCAGTACGTCGAAACTGAGCTGACACAGCAGCACCAATACAAAGAAAAGTGCCGCATGATCAACGATTTTGATAATGAGCTATACACTCATAACCTGCGTTACAGAGAAAAATATCAACACAGATATTGATTTACATAGAAAGGATGAAGATCAATGGCAGAACCGGCACGTAAGCGCAAGGATCGCGTAGTTCAGTTCCCGCAACAGCCTGGTTCCGAAGCTCACATCACCATGAGCGAAGCCGAGCTGAAGGAAATGATTTGGGACATCGTGGCTGCCGCTCGCAAGAAAAAGCGCAAGACAAAGCCAACCAACAGCCTTTATACAAAGGATGGCCGCATCAAACCTTCGCCTGCTGATCCGATTCGTTCCAAAGAGGATTTCCAGAAACTGGCGAATTATCTTGCTTCCAACGGCGACCCCAAGTTTCGTCTACGCAACAAGGCGATTTTCGTGTTCGGGTGCAGTCTGGGTATTCGTTGTGGCGATCTTCTCAATCTGAAAACGGCCGATGTTTACGAACAGGATGGCAGTGTGAAAGAGCATGTCGAACTGATCGAAGAAAAGACCCGCAAGCGCAATGTGTGCAAGATCCCCAAGATGGCAGCCGACATTTTGGAAGATTATTTCGATGAACAGGATTTCGAGATCAGTCAATCTGATTATCTGTTCCGCAGTCGCAAGGGTGGTCCTCTGACAGTGCGCGGATTCTATCGGATCTTGAAAGAAGCAGGAAAGGCGTGTGAGCTGGATATCGATCTGTCCACTCATACCATGCGCAAAACCTATGCAATGGCTGCACTTCAGACAGCGAAAAAGGCTGGTACATCTGGGCAAACGATCGAGATGCTTCAAGAAAAGTTTAAGCATAGCAGTCAGCGTGTCACGATGCATTATGTCAAGGCCGACCAGGATAAGATGGACGAAATGTCTGATCGTGTGTCGGACTGGTTTGATAATGGAGGAACAGAATGACTGATTACATGTATCACCCAGGCGACAGAGTCCGCGTTCGACTTGATCTTTCGGAACATGAAGAATATAAAATGTTGTCTGGCGAAAATAAAGGTCAACGCTGGGTGATTTTTGACTGGATGAAAAAATACGCAGGACAAGAGATCGTCATTCAAAAGATCGCACAAACTAGTGGTGTTTACAGAGCACAAGGAATCGATGGCTGCATCTGGGCTGATGAGATGTTTGAGCCGCTTGTCGTGGACGAGTGCGTTTGTGATTCATTGCTGTAATGGAATGGAGGAAGTAGAGCAATGTCAAGATATTATCAGTATAAAAACGGGGAGGAAGTGTTTGTTCGGCCTGATTTGGAGCGCGGTGTTCAGTATTATATGCGTTCCGGTTACCGAGCAAATGATGTCAGTGCCACCCTTACTTATTCTCAGGCGCAGCGGCTTGGCACTGTGGTTCATATTGCCGGCAAGCGCAATGGCCGCTATTACATCGACGAAGATTATGGCTGCGATCGGTGGACGGATGAGATGTTTGCAGCACCCAACGAATGTATCTGCACGCCGCTGCTGTGAGGTGAATCATGGAAGGGAAATACCTGTATGAAATTGGCGACCTCGTAAAAGTTCGCGACGATATTGATCGAAACATGCAGTATCGTATGCGTTCCGGTCCCAAAGCTGGACGCGAACCCGGGACTGTATATCATATCGGAAAATATAAGGGGTCAGTCCACAAAATCATTTCTTATGAGCGGGGTTATTACAAAATCGATAATGACCCTGATCATCTGTACTGGTCTGATGAAATGTTTGAGCCGATGTCGGTAAACGAATGCTGCTGCGAATCTTTGTTGTGAGGTGAATGTGATGGAACCTTTATTGTATCAGCCGGGTGATCTGGTAACGATCCGTTCTGATTTGGTTGGCAACCGCGATTATCCCGTCCTGTATGGCCCTTCAGCAGGTAAACGAACTCTTTATTGTAACGATAGTATGGTCAACTATAGCGGCAATACATATGAAGTCAATGGATATTCCGATGACGATGATTTCTATACGCTAAGGGAAATCCCATGGCTATGGACTGAGTCGATGTTTGAAAGCCCGACCGAATGCATTTGTGACAGTTTACTGTAATCAAAAAAGGAGAATGAAAACAATGGCAAACTTCAAAGAATTCCGCACTCTGCTTCAGAAGCATTTCGATGAGATGGTTAAGGATGGCGCACCTCTGTTTATCACCAATGCCGACGAGGACAAGCTATATAACCTCTATTTGGACAGCTTCCCGGCTGGTACGAATTCTACCTTCCGTAAGCGGCGTGAGTATGATTGCTCCTGCTGCCGTCGTTTTGTGAAGAATATCGGCAAGCTGGTTTCTTTCATGGATGGTCAGATGGTCACTGTCTGGGATTTCGATACCAAGTCCGATGTTTATCAGCCGGTTGTGGATGCGCTGGCTGCCTATGTGAAAACCTGCGCCGTTGTGAATCCGTATTACGTCAGCCGTAACATGATCTCTGATGGCAAGTTCGGCACAGAGATGAACTATGAGTATGACGCTGATCATAAGGCGGTTCGCGCCTGGGATCATTTCGCTGTCGAGATTCCTCAGCGGTTCATTGTCAATTCCTATGATGTGTCCACCAAGATGGCCGAGTGGCGTGATTCTGCCAATGTGTTCAAGCGCTCTCTGGAAGAGCTGACTATGGACGCTGTGGATACTGTGCTGGAGCTGATTGCTCAGAACAGCCTGTATCGCGGCAAGGAGTTCGAGGGTTTGGTTCGTGGCTTCAAGAGCGATAAGCAGGTGTATGATCGTCTGCCCGATGAAAAGAAGTCCGCTTATGTCTGGATGGCTCCCGGCGGTGCATCGATGAACCGGCTTCGTATTCGCAATACGGCAATCGGTACTCTGCTGGTAAACCTGAGCGAGGGCATGGACGTGGATGCTGCTGTGACCGCTTTTGAAAAGGTGGTTGCTCCTGCAAACTATAAGCGTCCTAAGGCGATTTTCACCAAGAAGATGCTGGAGGATGCACAGAAAACCGTCACTGAGCTGGGATATATGAACAGTTTGGCTCGTCGGTTTGCCACTCTGGATGATATCACCGCCAACAACATCCTGTTCTGTAACCGTGATGCTGCTCCTCGGGTGATGGGCGCTGCGAATCCGTTTGAGGCAATGGCGAAATCTCTGGGTACTGATCCCAAGAAGTTCGGCCGCGCAGAAGAAATCGGCATCGAAAAGTTTGTCAAAGAAGTTCTGCCTACTGCGGCAGGTCTGGAATTGTTCATGGAGAATCGCTTCTCGAAGAACATGGTATCTCTGATTGCGCCGCAGGATAAGAGCGCGCCAAGCATGTTTAAGTGGTCCAATGGTTTCAGCTGGGCTTATACCGGTAATATGGCAGACAGCGATATTCGCGAAAACGTTAAGGCTGCTGGCGGTAAGGTGGATGGCGTGCTGCGTTTCTCGATTCAGTGGAACGATGTGCCGGGTGAATGGGATGAAAACGATGAAGATGCTCATTGCATTGAACCCGATAAGAATCACATCTATTTCGGCAACAAGTGGCACCCTCGTACTGATGGCTGCCTGGATGTGGATATCACTCATCCTTCGCGGGATAAGGCTGCGGTCGAGAACATCACCTGGCCTGACATTAAGAAGATGAAGGAGGGCGAGTACAGCTTCTATGTGAACTGTTTTGCTAGTCGTGGCGGTAAAACTGGTTTCCGTGCTGAGATCGAATTCGATGGCAACATCTACTCTTTCAACTACGATAAGCCGCTGCATGGTGGTCAGAATGTCGCCGTGGCAAAAGTCACGCTGAAGGATGGTAAGTTCTCTATCAAGGAGCAGCTGCCCAGTTCTACCAGCACCCGCGAGATCTGGGGTGTGAATTCCAATCAGTTTGTACCTGTGTCTGTGGCGATGTACTCTCCAAACTACTGGGACGAACAGACCGGCAATGGCAACCGTCACTACTTCTTCATGCTCAAGGACTGCGTCAACCCGGAAAAGCCCAATGGTTTCTACAATGAATTCCTGAAGACAGACCTGCTGCAGCATAAGCGTGTGTTTGAGGCACTGGGCTCTCAGATGGCAGTTCAGTCCGTCGATGACCAGCTGTCCGGTGTTGGCTTCTCTGAGACGCAGCACAACAGCTTCATCGTCAAGGTACAGGGGGCAACCGAGCGAGTTCTGAAAGTGGTGATTTGATGGACTATCTTTATAAACCTGGAGACAAGGTCCGACTAATTGATCATTTTGTTAAAGAACGCGAATATCGTATGGTGTCTGGACCGGGTTATGGGTGTACTACAACCGTAAAATGGACTTATGAAGAACGTTCAAGACTCGCTGGCTCTATTGTTACGATTGCCGAATATTATAAAAGTGGACGTTATCGGATCAAAGAAACTGGTGGCCGTATGTGTTGGACTGATGAGATGTTTGTCGGCCTAGCTGACGAAAGTGAGTGCTACTGCGAATCTCTACTGTGAGGTGCTAAATGGATTATCGTTATAAGCCGGGTGATCGTGTCGTAGTGATCAATGAAATTCGAGAAAACGAAGAATACTATATGCGCTCTGGGAGTCAGTCTCCGCTTGATAATGCGATCTGCGTGAACGAATGTACGATTCGCACACGAAAAGCTTTGGAGGGAACAGTCGTCACGATTCTTGAGTATCGCCGCAATCGATATATCATCAAAGAAACGAATCAGAAAATCCTGTGGACAGATGATATGTTTGTTGGTCTAGCGAACGAAACTGAGTGCTATTGTGAATCTCTGCTATGAGGTGTCAAATGGAGTATCGATATAAAATAGGCGACGCTGTTTTAGTTCGAGATGATCTTAAGTATGGTGCCTTTTACGATATGAGGTCTGGTCCTTATCCAAAAGCCAACAGTAACATTGTGACATTGGATATGTCGGAACTTCATGGGCAATTGGTTCATATTAAAGATTATTCTTCTCACGGGCACTATATCGTAGAAGAAACGTATGATTTTAGATGGACTGATGACATGTTTTCTGGTTTGGCAAACAATGAGTGCTGCTGCGAATCTCTGTTATAAGGAGGCACAAGTTGCAAGATACAAAATATCATGTAGGCGATGTCGTTATTGTCCGCCAGGATTTAGATTTTAGAAAATGTTATTGGATGCGATCAGGTGGAAAAGAAAACGCTCCTTGGAGGAACGTTGTTTCAGATGTTGTAACTGAAGACATGATAGAGCTTTGTGGACAGACTATCGAAATCGAAGAAATAGTCGATACGGTCGATGGTAAAAAATACAGAGCAAGAGGTCGCTACTGGACAGACGACATGTTTTCTGACCAAATCGGCAACGAATGTTACTGTGAATCACTTCTGTAAATCTGAAAGGAGAAATTATCATGGAAAAGAATCTGTTTGAAATCGCAACTCGTAATCGCTATCGCTTTAACTACAAGGGCGTTATGACCGTAGAGGATCTGTGGAGTCTGCGGGTCGAGGATCTGGATGCCATCTTCAAGATGCTGAACCGTCAGAAGAAAACCGCCGATGAAGATTCTCTGCTGGCCACTAAGAGCGCCGAGGATCAGGATCTGGCCAATAAGATCGATATCGTCAGGTATATCGTGTCTGTCAAGTTGGCTGAGGCAGCGGAGCGTGTGTCTGCCGCCGAGAAGAAGGCACAGCGCGATAAGATCATGGAGATCGTGGCAAAGAAAAAGGATAAGGCTCTGGAAGACATGGGCATCGAGGATCTGATGAAGAAGCTGGAAGAGCTGAACTGAGAAGGGAAGTATCAAACATGAAAGTTGTTGAAAGCGCAAGCAATCTGTTCCTGTATGGCGACGATATGAAGGCGTATGACAAGATTCCGGCGGGTACCTATGATATCCACTGTTCTGAGATGACCGGTTTCTATCTGTCCCGCCGCCCCGATATGGTCATCAACGAAAAGGTGTATGGTGTCCAGAGCAGCAAGGTTGCCAAAGTGCTGAATTCGTTCAAAGTGTTCAACCGCAACCTGGGTGTCATCCTCAGCGGCAACAAAGGCATTGGCAAATCTCTGACCGCTAAGATGATTGCAATCGAGGCCGTCAAGCAGGGCTATCCTGTCATTCTGGCTAACTGCTATATCGGCGGTATCGCCAATTTCATCGAATCCATCGATCAGGAAGTTATGATCTTGTTTGACGAGTTTGATAAGACATTCAAGGCCAGGGACAATGAAAGTCCGCAGGATACGATGCTGAGTCTGTTCGATGGCACCAGCGCGGGCAAAAAGCTCTTCGTTGTCACCTGTAACCAGCTCAATGGCCTGAACGATTATCTGGTCAACCGTCCCGGCCGCTTCCACTATCACTTCCGCTTCGATTATCCGGGCGCTGATGAGGTCGAAACCTACCTCAAGGATAAGCTCGAAGAGAAGTATTACGATCAGATCCCCGCTGTGGTCGATTTTTCTGGCAAGATCGATCTGAACTATGACTGCCTGCGGTCTATCGCCTTTGAACTGAATCTGGGCACTCCATTCGCAGAGGCCATCAAGGATCTGAATATCATCAACATGAACGAGACCAGCTACAAGCTCACTGTTATCTTCAAGGATGGTTACCGTGCGTCCTGCACCAAGCGTTTTGATATGTTCAATGGTGCACAGCGTATCTGTTTTGATGTCAAGCTGAAAGATGGCTACTGGCCTGATTGCTACATCAACACCGAGGATATCCAGTATAACCCCGCCAACGGTGAGCAGTTCATTGATGGCAAGAAGGTTGATGTGATCAATCCGTATTCCAAGAGTGATGACGATGAAAAGGACCGTTATGAAGCTTTTGAAAAGGACAACGGTGTGGTCAAAGTCATCATCTCCCGTACTCGTGAAAGAGACATTCACTACATGGTCTAAGGAGGTTCAATATGGTCAAAGCAAATCATTATAAAATCAGTTCTTTTCCTGACGGTACTCCGCTGATCAAGAAGGATCTGACCATCAATTATCTCAACGTGATCAGCATCGTCTGGACGTTTGAATCCATGGCCGAGCTTCCCACGGTCATTATGATCGCAAAAGACGCAAAGGATAACGGAGCAGACGTCGAGCTGTTTATGCCGTACATCCCGAATGCTCGTATGGACCGCGCCTATCACGACGAAGATGTGTTCACTCTCAAGTGGTTCGCAGATGAAATCAATCGATGTGGATTCAGCTACGTTACCGTGTTTGACCCTCACAGTGATGTGGCCCCCGCACTGATCGATCGGTGCGAAGTACATACTCCGATTCGTGAGATTTGTCAGGCAATCGAAGAAAGTAAGCCTGATGTGATCTACTTCCCGGATGCCGGCGCAATGAAACGATATGAGGAAACTGTTCACTGGGCACTGGAGCGAGTCAAGTGCAACGCCTATATCATCCATGGTGATAAAAAGCGGGACTGGGCAACAGGCAAAATTCTCGGTCTGGATGTTGTTGGTGAAGTGAAGCCTGGTGAAAAGGTTCTGATGATCGATGATATCTGTTCTTACGGCGGTACCATGTTCTATTCGGCCAAGAAGCTGAAGGAACTGGGTGCTGGTGATATCGATATGTATGTCAGCCATTGCGAAAACAGCATTCTGGATTCTGAGCGTGGCCATCTGTTTGATGATCCGGAACTGATTCATATGGTCTATACCACAGACAGTATCTTTACCGGCCATCACGATAAGATCACTGTTTTTGAACACAAGTGGGACGAGGACTGATATGGAAGTTTGGGCATTAGATATTCATTTTAATACAGATGGAGATTTTGGTTGGCGGCTTGCTCCGGTTGCAATGACCTATAATGCCAACAATCAATTTTACAGGCTGAGTGTAGTTCGAGAAGTTAAAAACGATGTCGAAAAACGTCAAGTGATTGCCGAATTTAATTGGATTTTGGAACAGCTGATTAAAAATCTTTATACCACCAGAGAGTACGTTTCCGACTACGTTGAAGAAATACTAAATGACTCTCTTGACGAAGAGTGGAAAGAAGATTTCTATCATGAACTGTCTGGCAACTACGATGGTTCCTATGTTCAATTCCGAATTCATACGTCAAAAGATAAAATGTCTTTCAAGATTAACTGCACAAGAGAAGAATACGAAAAAATTCAAAAGAAGTATGGAGACTGCCTTGGAATCGATGGAAGGCAGGTTGTAAAAGAATTATTGAAGGGCTAAATATGAAGTATGCAAAAGGTGAAATCCTTAGTGCATATCAGCGCTTGACGAAAAGTATCAAATATGGAGATGCATACTGGTCTGAAAAAGCAATGATAAGTGATGTTCTGAGTGATTACTTCAATCGAATCGAGAGCAAGAAAGTTGTAATCGATCCAAAGTATGAAAGCTACAGATGCCCAAAGTGCAATACAACGTTAATTGGTCAATATGATCACTATTGCGGACAATGTGGTCAGAAATTGGACTGGAGGATTTGAAATGATCAATATCAACCCGATGCTGCTGTGTGATTTCTACAAGACAACCCACAGTAAGCAGTTTCCGGCCGGCACTACCAAGCTGGTCAGTTATTTTACTCCACGCATGAGCCGACTGGATGGCGTGGATGAAGTCGTTGTGTTCGGCATTCAGGCGTTCTGCAAGGATTATCTGGTACGATATTTCAACGACAATTTCTTCGACGAACCAAAGTGTATTGTAGTTCCTCAGTACAAGCGTGTCCTGGATGCGACCATTGGTAAGGATGCTTACGATCTGAGCAAGATTGCAGCGCTACATGATCTGGGATATCTTCCTGTTGAAATCAAGGCGCTGCCAGAAGGTACTCGTTGCCCCATCCATGTGCCGTTCCTTGAGATGAGCAATACGCATCCTGATTTCGCATGGGTTCCGCAGTTCCTCGAATCTTTTATGAGTTCTGAGCTGTGGCATCCAATGATTTCTGCAACGGTCGGAACTCTGTATCGCGATATTGTGGACAAGTATTACGATGAAACCGTTGAGGATGGCGTGCCTCATGCTCGTGCTTTGGGTGATTTCAGTTTCCGTGGTCAGGAGTGTATGCAGTCGGCAGTTAAGTCAAGCGCCGGTTGGTGTCTGAGTTTTCTGAATACGGCTACTGTCCCTGCGATTCCGTATCTGGAAGAAATGTATCGCTGCAATTGCGAAGAAGAGCCCGTTGCGTTTGGCGCTGTCAGTACCGAGCATAGTGTGATGTGTTCTAACTTCGCTGTCGATGGCGACGAGATCACTTTCATCCGCCGGGCGCTGACGGAGCTGTATCCCAATATGAGCTTCAGTATGGTGTCTGATTCCTACGACTACTGGAATCTGGTCGATAATATCCTGCCGCAGCTCAAGGATGAAATCATGGCTCATAATGGTACGCTGCTGATCCGTGGCGACTCTGGCGACCCGGTCGAAATCGTCACGCAGACGGTCTATCATCTGTGGGATATCTTTGGCGGCACAGTCAACAGTAAGGGCTACAAGGTACTCAATCCTCATGTGAAGGCACTGTACGGCGATTCCATTACGGTGCAGCGGTGCGAAAAGATTTATGCCGAACTCAAAGCACACGGTTTCGCCTGCAACAATGTCAGCCTTGGCGTTGGCTCTTTCTCTATGCAGTGCATCGAGCAGAATGGTCAGTTGAAACCGTTCACCCGCGATACGTTCGGCATGGCTGTCAAGGCAACTTATGGCGTGGTCAATGGTAAGGAGATTCAGATCTTCAAGGACCCCAAGACCGACACTGATCACTTTAAGAAGAGCCTGAAGGGTATGTGCTATGTCACTAAGGATGTAAACGACGAGCTGGTTTATGTCGATGGCCTGATGGATCACGCAGCTCATTCGGATGGTAACCTGCTGCAAACCGTGTTCCGCAATGGGGCCATGATCAAAGAGTACAGCCTAAAGGAAGTTCGCGATCGTCTGTGGGAAGGTGAATTCTGATGGAGAAGCCGATTCTTCAGTTTTGGAGTAATCAAAGACTTATCTGGAAAGGTGAGCGGAAAGATGCTGTGAAGCTGATTAAGGCAGGAGCGTTTGACAATCTGAACGTGATGGTATGGACGCAGGACCTTGAGAATTTTAATCTGCACAGTCAACGAGGAGCACAATATTTTGGAATCAAAGAGCTAAATCGGAGGTGAAATATGGCTGTTGTAATCAAAGAAGGCAATGTGTTTGATTCTGACGCTAAGATCATCTGTCATCAGGTGAATTGTCAGGGCGTTATGGGGTCAGGTGTTGCCAAAGAAGTTCGTGAGCGGTATCCAAAGGTGTACGAGGAATATCACATTTACTGCGAAAGCAACAAGGATTGTCCTGAACGAATGCTGGGTGTCGCTCAGATGGTTCCAGTTGATGAAAAAGGTTCTCGATGGATCGTCAATTGCTTCGGTCAGAACGGTTATGGATATGACGGAAAGCAGTACACGTCTGTTGGCGCACTGTTTGAAGCATTCAAAGAAGTGGCCAAAATCGCCAAGGCATCAGGAGTCAAAGTGGCTATGCCGTATGGGATCGGTTGTGTTCGTGGCGGTGCAAAATGGCTGCTTGTGAAAGAAATCATCGATTTTACATTTAAAGACGTTGACGTGGAACTGTGGAGATTGGAGGGTAAATAATATGCGCAAGTATGAATTTGATGCAGCAAAGACAAAGGATGAAATCATTGCGTGGATTCGGAATTATTTCCGCAAGAATGGTCCTGATTGTAATGCGGTGATCGGTATCTCTGGTGGCAAGGATTCCAGTATCGTGGCTGCTCTGTGCTGTGAAGCGCTGGGCAATGGCCGTGTAATCGGTGTTTTGATGCCCCAGGGTGCTCAGAGCGATATCGATGTGGCGCGGGAACTGGTTGCCTATCTGGGAATCCAGTCTCATGAAATCAATATTGCCGAAACTGTGAACGCATTATTGGCTAATGGCCGGGCGGCTGGTTTGTGCGATTCCAAGCAGGCTCGTGTAAATCTGCCTGCACGAATCCGTATGGCGACCCTGTTCATGGTATCTCAGAGCAGGAATGGGCGAGTGGCTAACACGTGTAACTATTCGGAGGATTATGTCGGCTGGGCTACGCTATTTGGTGATGGCGCAGGTCAGTTCAGTCCTCTCGGTAAGCTGACCGTCACCGAGGTTAAGGCTGTTGGTCGTGAGCTGGGTCTTCCTGAAAAGTTCATCGAGAAAGCACCTGCTGATGGTCTGACTGGCAAAACCGACGAGGACAATTTCGGCTTTACCTATGACTTCCTCGATAAGTACATTCGCACTGGTGATTTCGGCGGTGACACTGCAACCGCAGCAAAGATCGATCGGATGCACGATGCGAACGCATTCAAACTGTTGACGATGCCTGTATATAAATCTAATTTTTACGAGATTGACTGGTAAGGGAGAGTTCTTATGGGAAAAGAAAAAGTTGATGTCTTGATTGTTGTTGATATGCAGAACGATTTTGTCACCGGTCCGCTGGGTACTCCTGAAGCACAGGCCATTGTGCCGAAGGTCGTTGAGAAGATCAAGAACTGGAAGGGTGAAATTCTGTATACGCAGGATACGCATTATGACAACTACCTCGAAACTCAGGAAGGCAAACATCTTCCTGTAAAACATTGTATCGAACATACGAGGGGCTGGTTATTTATTGATGAAATCGAACACGATATTTTGCCGGAAATGAAAGACCCACAAGCAAAAATTTACGAAAAGAGAACTTTTGGTTCGACATTGCTAATGGAAGATTTATGCGACTCTCATTTCTCTACAATTGGAGGAATGGCAGATTTTAAGGTCAATTCCATTACTCTGGTCGGCCTCTGCACGGAGATCTGTGTCATTTCGAATGCGCTTCTGCTTAAGGCAGCACTACCTGAAGTTCCCATCATTGTGGATGCAAGTTGCTGTGCCGGTGTGACTCCTGAGTCCCACAAGAATGCGCTGGCCGCCATGAAGATGTGTCAGATCGAAATCGTGAACGAGGAATAAAATGCACTACGTTAATAGCGATATTATTTTGGACGCTGACGAAGCAAGACGGTTTCAGTATCTTCTAAGGCATCCAAACGTAGAGGAAATACAAAGGAAGTTAAAGGCTTGTAACGATGCTCTCGCTAAAATGAATTATCGAGAGAACGAAGACGGGACTACTTCTTTTGATATTGATCTTGAGGTGTAAACCATGCGCTACAGAGTAGATGTAAAAGTCGAAGGATACATTCTGGTTGAAGCAAATGATCCTTTTGAAGCTCATAAAATCGCAGACATGCATCAAGAAGATATCGTTTGGGATAACTGGATGACATATACAAGCTGTAAAAAGATTCAAGGAGCCTAATATGGAAGAGATTATTATTTTCGGTTAACGTCCGGATGCCAGGTGATTGGCGGTACTGGGGCAGACATAACCGCCGCCAGAATAATTTGTAAAGGAGAATAGATATGAGCGAGGAAATCGAAAAGAAGCAGACTGAACTTAAAGGTGAGATCTATGAAGATCTGAAGAAATATTTGACGTGGGATGATTATATCAAACTCACCAAATGGCTGAACGAACATAATTTTTGGTTTGCTCCTGCATCTGCAAAATATCATGGCTCTCATCCATGTGGTTTGGCCGAGCATAGCATTGCCGTTGTAAAGGCTCTTGTTTCGTTGACAGATAAATTAGGACTGAAATGGGAAAATCCACGCTCTCCGTATCTAATTGGGCTGCTGCATGACGTTTGCAAAACAGATCAGTATCTTTTTATCCCGGATAAAGGAACATATGAGTATCTGAATAACTCTATTTTCAGTCATCATGGTGAAAAATCCATCTGTATGCTGGCGAGTGTTATCACCCTGACAGAGGAAGAAGTCGCGTGTATTCGATGGCATATGGGGGCATATGAGACAGATACGAACGAATGGAAGTATTATGGTCGGGCCATTAGCCAGTATCAGAATGTGCTGTGGACTCACACGGCAGATATGATGGCCAGTCATATTGCTGGTGTGTAAGGAGGGATTATAATGTCGCCCTGTTTGATGTGCGCCGAAAAGAACTGTCATAACTGTCCATGTGCGATCTGTGAGGTCGTCAATGGCAAGCTGCAGGACAATTTTGTAATGCAGACAGCAATGAAGAATAAAGCGGACTACAAGAAATTCATGGTGCGTCTTTCAGTAGAGCTTCAACAAATCGGCCAGATGAAATCCAGGAGCTGGACGGACAAAAACAACTGGCGCGGATTCCCGGCGGGCTGGTTCAAGCATGATGATCTGGTTTCGTGGCTGCTCTGTCATTGTTAAAAGGAGATGGCAAGATGAGATACACGGTATATATTACAGCAAATCGCTATTACGAAGTACATATCAAGGATGCAAAAGATACAGACGATGCAATGCAGCAGGCTCTGGCAAAGTATGATAACGGAGAGCTCGAAAGCTATGAGGATGAGTTTGAATCGGCGTTCGCAGAATCGGAGGATGATTGATTGGCAAGCAAGTGGCAAACCTGTCGGCTATCAGAAACTCAGGATCGTCGGGTGAAGTTGACCAAGGCCAAAAAGGAAGAAATCGCCCGTAAGTTTGAAACCGGCGAATACTCACTCCGGGGTTTGGCGCGGGAGTACAATGTCTCGCACAAAACGATTTCGCTCATTGTCGATCAGCGGGCGAAACGAAAGAACGACGAATACAACAGAACACACTGGATGTATTATCGTCCGGATGCAGAAACAATGCGGGAAGCGCACCGAAGGTCAAAAGAATATAAAAAGCGACTGTACGAAAGAGGAGAGTTGAAATAATGGGACAGCGGTTGGTTATTACGGTCCATGCGTTTGATGAGGATATCGCCACGATCTATTATCACTGGTCTGCATATACAACCAGCGCACTGGACGAAGCTCAGAAGATCCTTAAAAATGTCAAATGGGAAGATACCACGTCAAAGGACGAATTGATCCTGCGTATCGTTCGCTTCATGGAGTCCAATGGAGGCTGTATCGATTTTGAGGATAAGCCGGAGTTCAATAAGCGTTTTCCGAATGTTGAGTTTAAGGACGATGGCTCCCGCAACGATGGTCTTGTTGCAATCTCTGAGCAGGTAATGGACAAGCAAAAATACTGGTCTGAGGGCGATTTGACCATTGATTTTGATAACGAAATGATTTGTAACTCGGTTTTCTGGTGGTATGATTCGGACGAATCTCTGCGGAATGAACTTGGCGAGGATTGCGATATTGATTTTGACACTATTCCGGAGCTCAAGGTCGATCCTGACGAATTCTCGTTCGATGATCTTACATATATGATCAAGACGTTTACAGATGGCTATAGTTATCATCGCTATCATGGGGAAATCTGGGAAAGTATTGATGGATGAGTGAGGTGATAAAAATGACACGAGAGGAATTGCAGTCGATCATTACAAGCGAACCGTATAATTTTCTGCGCACCAATCCGAATTTGGGCAAGCAAGTGATGTTTTTGACCATTGGCGGCAGCCACGCCTATGGAACGAATGTGGAAGGGTCAGACGTTGATATCCGGGGTGTCGCACTTAACACAGAACATGAGCTGCTTGGCATGGACACGTTCGATCACTGGGTCGATGAAACCACTGATACAACGGTATTCAGTTTCAACAAAGCAGTCAAACTCATGTGCAGCGGCAATCCGAACATGCTGGAGCAGCTTGGGAATGCTGACGATCTTGTCATCAGCTATCATCCAGCCACAAAGCTTTTGATGGATAATAAGAAGTTGTTCCTATCCAGACAGGTCGTGTATTCGTTTGGTGGCTTTGCAGATAAATTGTTCAAGAAGGCAGTCACTTTGGGCGAATGGTGTAATCAATACCCAGAAGATCAGATCACAAAGAAGCGAATGAACAAAACCATTATGAATATGATTCGTCTTTACCTTATGGTCTTTGATATTCTGGAAAAGGGTGAGATCATTACGAATCGGGCGGAGAACCACGACCTGTTGATGATGGCTCGAAACGGTGAATTCCAGGCTGCCAACGGTTATATCAAGCACGATGTAAAAGATTTCCACAAAGAATATGAAAAGCGCCTGCAGTACGATAAGGCGAACACTGCTTTGCCGGACACCATCGATAGAAACCGTGTCAACGAGTTAGTTGTGACTATCAATCGAATGGCGCTAGAAATGGCTTGATGTCCGATTTATAGGACTGGTCTCGTAATATTATAATAAGGAAGGAGTATACCCTCCACGGATGAGGGTATGAAAATTGAATATGTTAAAGCTGTCAGTGTCGAACGCAAACAGCAAGATGGGGAGTATCAAGTCGATCTCGATGCCCCGTATCAAAACCTGTGCTCCAGGCGTTCCGTGCGCAAAAACGTGCTATGTCAGTCACTTCGACTGGCGAACCACGGTACGAAACGCCTATGACAACAATTTGAATCTGTGGTTAACAGACCCTGACGGCTTTGAAGTCCAAGCGACTGCAGCTGCTTATGGGTCTTTTTATTTTCGGTGGCATGTCAGTGGAGATATCGTGGATGAACGATATTTCGATATGATGTGCCGCATCGCAACTAGACTCCCTCGCACCCAGTTTCTCGCATTCACTAAGAAATACGATCTGGTTAACACATTTGTGAAATCTGGCGGTACGATTCCCAGAAATTTACATATTCTCTTTTCATCCTGGCCTGGCTATAATGTAAATAACCCCTATAATCTTCCAGTTGCTTATGTGGCATTTAAAGATGGATATTGTGAAGCGCCAGCAGATGCATATGAGTGTTCTGGACATTGCGAGGATTGTGCTTACGCTGGTAAAAACTGCTGGGTCATGGGGCGAGGCCAGTCCATTGTTTTAAAAGAGCATTAAGGATTTTATAGACCCCTATTATAATAATGTAGGAAGGATGATATAAATGGCGTATGTTCTTACCAACGGACACACCTATATCACAAAAAAGCCGAATGGCAAATTCACAACAACATACGATTCAAGCCTGGCCTCGCAGTATGATGCAGAAAGCAAAGCCTGGAACGTATTGAATTGTCTGCCGCGTACATATAAAGAAGCCGGGTATCTCCCAAAAAAAATCGAAGTCAAGGAAGCATCGGCACAGTTAAAAGAGATGGTCGCTCCAGCACAGCCAGAACGAAAGCGGTTCGATCCTGTATCTTATCCTGTCGAAGATTCAGAGTGGATGACTGATTTTAAAAAGAGTCTCAAAATTGTCGATAAAACTCTCAGCAGTTTAAAGCCGATGTATGCAAACCTCTATTCTGATCTGACTCGGGCAACAGATGAGATTGATGATCTGGAGCACGCCATTGAGCTTGTCAAGGCAAATGCAGTCCAGCGCTGCTTTCTGGAGAATGAACTAAAGAAGGCGCGTAAGATCCGCCGTGAATGCAAGGATGCGATGAGTCTGATCGAGATGGTATTGAAGTTCAATCTGGATGACTGGGGAACTGGCAGGGTGCAGTCTGAAATCGTTCGCCTGGAAACCCGGTGTTATACACCGAAAGTCCGCGATGATATTTTTGTTTAAGGAGTGATTTATTATGAGTGGAGCAGTATCGTTTGTTTTAGGGTTATTGGGACTGGGAGCGTCTGGCGCAGTAAATGCGAAAAACGGAATTGAACAGATGAAAAAGCAGGCAGAGCTGGATCAAATTTATACAGCACAAGCTACTGACCGGTCAAACTCAGAAATCCGCCAGATGCATGATCGCGTTCGCAAAGAATGGCATAACATTCCAGACTGTCATCCAAATTGTCTTGGTAAATGGCCACACGATTATTCTGACCGTATGGGTCCCTATTATCAGACTAAGTTTTGGTTCCGCGATCATCTGAACGCCAAGGGTATCCCGTATGACGATGCCATCCTGGACGAAGTCTGCGGCGTGAACTATGAGAAGCTGATGAACAAGATGCTAGACGATGCTGTTCATGGCAGAAGACGGCACAGATCGTTCTAAACAATTAAAAGTTGTTATTTCGGGTTGAAATGCGCCATGTTTTGTGGTAAAATAACAACCGAACTGAATTTGGTTAGAAAAACAGGACATCTTTTAGTTGGTTGGAGGGCAAAATGCGGATCACATATACTGCCCAGGAAATGTACGAACATATCCGATCATATGACATCATTGAGTTCTGGGGCAGCCGGAACGAAGAAAATGTCTGCATGATCAAAGCCAAGTCATCCTGCGTTGCACTGAGAAAAGGCAAGCAATACAACTACATCAGTATCGAATGCCAGTTTGACCACAGGTCAGACATCCTTTGTTGCTGCTGCAACATTACAGGCAACGTGTTCTCTTGTGAAATTGAGAGGGGGAAAAAGTCTGAGCACCTTATTATTACATCCGATTATGCAGAGGAGCCAATCACACTTTTTTTAAAAAATCTCTGAATTGGTATTGTAAAGTGTGAATGAGTGTGGTATAATAAGGACACAAAGTAAAACAGATGGTCAGCAAGGAGGTCATAATATGTTTAAGGCTGGCTCAAGTGTCCCAAAAATCGGTGAGATTCGTCTCGGTTATGTTGCCGATATCAAGCAGGAAGGAAAAACTGTCCATAAATATTATGGCGTTCATCCTTATCTGATCGTCAGCAACAACATCTACAACAAAAACTCTGGTCAGTGTGAGGTGATTCCCTTCACCACAAAGCGCTGGAACAGCCGCAACCCGGTCCATGTTGATTTTGGTGTAGGTGAAGTAGATGGCTTGCCGCATGAATCCACTCTTGTGATCGAAGGCCGCGATACGTTGTTAAACTCTCAGCTGAGCGAACCAATCGGAACGTTCTCTGATAAGAACTGGCAGCGCGCAGCGAACGCAATGGTGATCCAGTGTCCGATGCTTGCGGCTGCATTCAGTACAAATCTGGTCTCTGCATCATAAAATCTACGATTCTGTTTGCAAAATCTTCTTACATAGTGTACAATGAATCTAATAGTTCATATACCGACCCACTGTGTAAGGAGATATCAAACGATGAGACAGAGTGCGGAATATTATAATGAAGAGCTCAAGACCAGATTTATTCTGGATAAAATGTGCGAAAAAGATTCCAACGGAGATCCAGCTAAGGATTCCGCTGGCGAATATATCATTCTTGCTAAGAGTAAGAACAGGTATAACAAGGTTCGCAGCATTTTTCATAAGCTTGCCGCGTTCGAACAGAAGTATGAGAAAGACTTTTATGAGATCGAGTCTGACAAAGACGAAGAATTTATAAATGATCTGTTCTCAAGGTGGATTTCCGAACTGAATGAAAACTACAGCATCTTTGTGTTGTCTATTTTCAAGCAGTATATTATGTGGTGCAGAGATGAGGGTTTGCTTTCAACGCAGCGGTACTATCAGCATCCGTTCTTTGACATGGAAATGTCCGGATGGAAAAAGAAAGACACCAGTTCCACTTTCCGCTCTGAGCGTGTAAAGAACCAGCTGGAAGCCATTGCAAACAAGAGTACCGATGAATTGGCTGAAAACTATGTGTTTCCATCAGAAGATAATTTCTTCACCTACGTCGTTTCTGTGTTCTCGGAAGAAGGGGCTATTATAACAGGCGCAATCATGTGTCTGCTGTATTATGGATTCCAGTCCGAAGAGATTCGCATCATCAAAAGAAAAGACGTTGATGTAGACACGAGAACCGTCTGCGGGAAATATATCGATCACGATATCGCATGGTCGATCATCTGTAAAGCCAAAAACACGACCACCTATCTCAAAAACCACGCAAAGGGACAACTTGGGAAGTTAGAAATGAATCTCGGCGATGGTCCATATCTTATTCGTACAAGCAGAGAGAGTTCCAATGATAACCCTGTGCCAATTGGATACTTCAAAGACCTGTATCGAAGAGAAAAGAAAATTGTTGAGGGGCTTCCGCCAACATCTAACTATAAAAACATCCTTGTTAAAACAAGCACCATCAAAAACCTGCGCGAATTCTATGAGATCATGTCGGAAGAGCACGAGTATGGTATCGAATATGTAGCTGAAAAATTCAGACAGAACCAATATGATACGCCGCTCACATTCCGAAAGTATCAAATAATGCGCGAGAAAGCAAGAAAATTATAAAAATGAAGGGGCCTGACCAGCCCCTGAATTTTTCCTTTACCATTCACACTTTACACTGTCATTATAATGAATAGGAGGTGATTGAAATGAGAAAGACGATTGCAGCCATTGTTGTAACCGGCGTTTATCTGCTGACGAATTTGCTCAGCGGTGAAGCAGCGGGTCCGGTCGAGACATATCAGGGCTGGAGCGATGAACTCAAGTCGTATACGCAGTCTGTATGTGACGAATACAATGTCGATTATTCGTTGGCGCTCGGTGTGATTTATAACGAAAGCAGGTTCCAAAGTGGCCTGACTCACGTGAATTCAAACGGCACAGTCGATTACGGTCTGATGCAGGTCAACGAGGTCAACTTCGATTATCTCAACAAGACGCTTGGCGTTCGATCCATGTCTGAACTGCTGGATGATAGAACGGGCATCAGATGTGGTGTTCAGCTGCTGGCGTATCATAAGCAGTACACTGGCAACGATTCGGCGGCGCTTCTTCGCTACCAGATCGGGGCAGGGAAGTACAAACAGTACCTGAGGAAAGGTCGGTACACAAACCAGACGCATCAACAGGTGCTTACATATCAGAGCGAACTCGCTTCTTATATGGATTCCTTACAGTAGGAAAAAGATCAGGCGGTAGAAAAACGTCTGTTTGATCTGATCAATCGGTGGAGTGAATCCACCTTTATATGCTGGAGTGGCGCAATGGCAGCGCAGGAAATTTGTAATTTTCAGGTTGCAGGTTCAAGCCCTGTCTCCAGCACCATTAGAACAGCGGGCAACCGCATCAAAGATTATGTATTACAAAGGAGAATAATTATGACTACTGAAACTATGACAATTCATCGCGCACTGGCCGAGCTGAAGGTTTTGGACGATCGTATCATGAAGCTGCTGAGCGAGGCCAAGTTTTGTGGTGCCGCTAAGAATTGTATGCAGAAGCTGGGCGGTGTAACTATTGAAGAGTACAAGCAGAATGCCCAGTCTACTTATGATAAGATCACTGATTTGATGGCTCGTCAGGCAGCGATTAAGCGGGCGGTGTCCGAGTCCAATGCGGTTACTCATGCTGTTGTATGTGGACATGATTATACTGTTGCGCAGCTTATTTGGATGAACCAGCACGGCATTGATTTCAAGAGTACTTTGCTCAATGTTCTGGAGCGTCAGTATGCAAGCGCAGTTGCTGCTACTGAGGCTGCAAACTCCAAGCTGAGTGATAAGGCAGATGATTTTATCAGCCGAAACAACGCTGGCGCAGACAAGAACAGTATGGATGCGGAAGCTATTAAGGATATGCGAGAGAGCTACATTGAGCGTGAAACCATGCAGCTGGTCGACGGTATCAACATCAAGAAGATCAAGGAAGAACTGGCTGATGAGATTAATAAGTTCAAGGCTGAGGTTGACGCGGTTTTGTCTACTTCTAACGCCATGACTGAGATCACAATCGAATACTGATATTTAATCAGCGAAGCATATTCACTGTCTATCGAAAACGACAAACTGTAATCGTTCGTTCTTTGCTGATGGTAGCCTGCTTGAACGAAATCAAATAATAAAAAAGCTAATAACCATTCATATAAAAGCTGGCCTCATAAGCCGACAAGATGAAATCAAGTAAAATATTTGGTAATACTTGAATTTTTGGATTTGTCAAGAGGTTAAGACGCAAGCCTATAAGCTTGAAACGATGGTTCGAATCCATTATCCAAAAAAACCGAATCAAGAGAAGGAGTTGTCCCAAGGGCCAACACGTAGTTGATTCAAATGTCTTGGAAAGGTTAACGGTTATTGATTTAAAGGTTAAAGGTTGAAAGTTCAAAGCTTAAACTTCTAGCTAAAGATTAAACAGTAACGAATACAGGTCAAAGGTTTATAAAATCCATGGGCACAGGTTTGTGGATCGATTACATAAGTCCCGTTGTTTACCACATGGCTGGTAGATGGTGAGCGCCTTGGCAGGGGCGTAACAATACCTGCCGTTTATATGGGAGAATAGCTTAACTGGTAGAGCTGGGTCGAAAGCCTGAGCGTAGGTTCGAGTCCTACTTCTCCAAATAAATTAGGAGGATAAAATCATGGGATATGCCAACGGATATGTTCGAATTTATATGCCTAATCATCCACATGCAAATATTAGTGGAATGGTATATGAACATGTTTTAGTTGCAGAAAAGAAACTTGGAAGATATCTAACTGCTGAAGAAGTAGTGCATCATATTGATCATAATCGGTCCAATAATAATCCAGACAACTTAATGATTTTTAAGACCAAAAAGGATCATTCGATTTTCCATATGAATGAAGAAGATTTCACTTTATGTACATTTGATATTGATGGAACGGTTTCGTGTAAAAGCAACCCATTAAAAATCAATCATTGTGTGCGTTGCGGTTGTGTTATATATCCTGGAGCTACGCTGTGCCGAGAATGTTACAGGAAGGAAGCACGAGACGGACGCCCTAAAAGAGAAACTTTGAAAAATCTGATAAGATCATTTCCTTTTGAACAAATAGGGCGACAGTTCAATGTGACTGGAAATTGCATAAAGAACTGGTGCAAGTATTATAATTTGCCATTTAAATCTAGCGATATAAAAAATTATACAAATGAAGAATGGCTGATGGTATAAATTATGGTTCTGTAGCTCAGTCGGTAGAGCAGGGGACTGAAAATCCCTGTGTCGCTGGTTCGATTCCAGCCGGGACCACCAATGTGCAAGTTGATTTGATAATTGAGTTTGGTCGAAATCTTCCATAAAAAGGTTGTCCGCCAAGGTCGAAAAAATCAACATGAATTCTCACCAAAATGATGTTATCAATGAAATTTGCAACAGGATTAGCGAGGCAGTCACACTCCTGATCAGGGGCCGATGTAGCAAGCTTGGTCAAACTGCGTGCCCTGACGATGATAAGATCCGCATTCCGAGCGCAACTGTGCGTGAGTCTCACCAGCTCGAAAACAGTTTATATGCGATCGTAGCTCAATTGGTAGAGCACTTGACTTTTAATCAAGGGGTAGCGGGATCGTAACCCACCGGTCGCACCAATACCTGTCTGTGGTTGGGTAAACAGTCTTGTGGAGACGCTGACAAGATAGAAGAGCGAGCGTCATATCCGTGGGCGGGCATTCGGATTCGATGTGCGCCCATAGCTTAATTGTTAAAGCCGCAGTCTCTAAAACTGTCATTTTGCGGGTTCGAATCCTGCTGGGCGTGCCAAACAAATTACATAACAGTATCCCTTATTTTATAGAAAGGAGCTAATCTTGTGAAACAGCAGCAAATTTATAAAGGCATCATAGGCCATCAGGGTTGGGGTGCTGATGAATTTGAACATCAATACGGACGTTGGAGTGGAGTTCGAAATAACTGGGCAAAGGCAAAACTTCGTGATAAGCGTCTCGCGAAGCACAGGACGAATCAAATCAGAAATGAACAAATCAGGAAGGAGCTTGAACATTATGGCAATGATTGATCCGTATGATGATGACTTCGGTGCCATTTGTAATTGTGCTGTTCGATACGCAGTCGGGCGCAGAACATATATGCCTGGTCTTGTGATCGATTTCATTACATCGCATCTGAGCGAGTTGACAGATAAAACGCTATGGTGCTTTCAGCAGGATCTATATCAACGTCTGGATGAAGGGTTTAATTTTGGAGATGAATTCGATTTTCAAAACTGGATGAACTTTCTGGAAGATGTTGATAAAGAGATCAAGAAAAGAAAACAGCCCAGCGGCCATAACCACTGAGCTGTCAGGATTACCCGATGACGTGATTCATCTGCAGAACCATCAGTATGAGCCCGACGATACTGCAAATGTCACCAGCGACATCAAGAAAATCTTTCGCCTAACGCTTCATCTAAGCACCTCCAATTCGCTCGAGACGCGAGAACAATGTCCGTCATTGAGGAACTGGTGTGTCTAGTGAGAGTTAAGTTGGCAAAAGTGTATCACGTTGTTACGCGATTGTCAAGAATCATCCCGAGCATGATGTGAAAAGGCTTGTTATATGCGGCAATGGCTGAGTGGTTTAAAGCGGTGGACTTGAAATCCATTGATGGTAATACATCCGCGAGTTCGAATCTTGCTTGCCGCGTGTTATGGCCTGTTAGTCAAGAGGTGAAGATGCTGCCCTTTCACGGCGGAGACATCGGTTCAATTCCGGTACAGGCCATTTTTTGAAAATTAAATATTGTGAGGTATCAAAATGAAAACGACGAAGAAAGATTGGATCTATCGTGTGATTCTTCTGATTCTGTTGGCGATTATCTGGGACATTGGCGCGGCTTTGACTTCGCCAATTTTTGTTCCCCAGAAAGGCGCTGTGTTTCGGGAATTCTTCCTGTTGATCCAAAATGGAACAATGTTGAAAGCATTCCGATATTCGCTGGTTCGCATTACGGTGGCAGCCGCTTTGAGTGCCGGCATCTCCATTCCTCTTGGCTGTCTGATGAAAATCTGTCATCCGCTTCAAAAGCTGCTCTATCCAGCAATTCGAGCAATGCGGTTTTTGCCAGTCACTGCCTTCTATCCACTGTTGACTATGTGGTTTGGAATCGGAGAGAAAATGAAGATCGCTTTCTTATTTGTAGCTAGCTTTGTGTTCATGCTTCCAAGCGTTCTGATCGCCCTGGATGATGTCAGTGATGATGTGATCGAGGCAGCCAGTATTGACGGCGCAGGGAAGTTCAGTACAGTAACACGAATCATCTTTCCAATTGCAGCGCCTTCCATCTGTCAGTCATTCGCCACAATGTATGCCATCGGTTGGACCTATATCGCAGTGGCCGAGACAGTGAATGCGAAGTACGGTATTGGCTATCTGATCTATACTTCGTCCGCTCGTGGCCGTACATCTCTGGTGTTTGTTGGAATATTGGCGATTGTGATTTTCAGTATTCTGTTTGACTGGATCACAAATATCTGTATCAAGAATGTTTTCAAGTGGAAATTTTCATAAGGAGGACAACATGTCGCACGAAATTGAGATTCAAGGCTGTCTGAACATTCCAGATGATGCGAACTTTGATGAAATCACAGACGTGTTCTTAGATTTTGTTGAGTCGCATGGTTGGTACTATGGTGGTGGGTTCTCTGAGATTCGAGACGGCTGTTATGTGAAGCCTGATGGAACTCTTGGTGATCCAATTTATAAATCAAATAAGGAGAAAGATTATGGCACATGAAATTAAAATTATGGGATGTCTGAGTATTCCAGATAATACAAGCTGGGAGGAGTCAATAAGTTTATTTGTTGAATTTATCGAGTCACATAATTGGTGCTATTATGGGGATTTTGCTGAGATTCGTGATGGAAAGCAAGTAGGTTATGGCGTAATAAAAAAAGAAAACGAGGAGAAAAATTATGGCGAAGAAAAGTCTATTTGAAAAACTCGGTCTTGTTGAGGGTGTAGCTGCTTCTGAGTATGATATGCCGGATACCACGAATGAGCTTCGCGTTTGTAGTGGCGTCGGAGATCATTACATCAATGGAGATTTCCCAGAAGACGAACCGGTTCAGGCCGAGGTTCCTGAGGGCGACACCATCGATGTTCAGGCGGTTTACGAGACTAATGGTATGAATCCTGCCGACTCTGTGACGGTCTATAAGATCAAAGATGTGATCGATACATTCCCGTCTGAGATGCCCACAAAGACTAAGCGTGCTACGGTCAAAAACCTGATGACAACGCTTGGTTATGATGCGGCCGCGATTATCTCTGATGCGAAGCAGCGCAAGGAGCTTCTGCGGGCTGTTGGTAACGATAAGATGAATGCGTTGTTTGACGAGATGAAGAGCAACGACCAGCAGATCGAATCTATGAAGGAACAGATCGAAGCTTTGACGAATCGAAACGTTGAAGCTGGTGCGGCCATTGAAAAGATCACCAATACAGTTCAGGATGAACTCAAGATGATTTCTTCTATCGAGGAATTTATCGAAGAGGATAAGACGGAGCCCGCTGGGAAGGAGGGTGCTCAGTAATGTTTTCTTTTACCATTCCTGAGTTCGTGGTTATTTGTGTCGGTGTGGCTTTTGTGATTATTTTGATCCTGTTTCCGTCATTCCGTCAGCAGCTTAAAGCTCTGGCTGGTGGCTTCTTACAGGTTTTCGTGCAGGATACAGCCAAAACACCAGATGGTGCCCGCGCTATCTATGCTCAGAAAATAGACGAGTTGACTGAGAAGTACACGGACGCCTGCGACACGCTGCGAAATCTGACTGGTAAGCTCAAGACGATTCAGGATAACTACGCTGTCTGTCAGAAGCAGGCGAAAGGTTATGATGAACGTGCAAAAGCTGCCATGAGTCGAGGCGATGAAGAATCTGCTACCACTTATGCTCGTCTTTTACAGGAAGAGCTTGATAAAGCCGAGAACCTATCTGCTCAGTTCCAAAAAATGAAACCAGCGGCGGAAGAGGTCAAGGCAATCAAGGAAAAGCTTGAAAATCAGTTGGCTGTTCTGAAGCGCGAAAGCAAAGATGTGGTGGCTGAATTGAAGGCGAATGAACAGGTCGCAGATGTGTATTCCAATCTGGATCGTCTGCGTGCATCTACCGGCACCGATAAAATGCTCAACGCTACCCGTGATGGTCTTCAGGAAAGTCGCGAAAAAGCAGCGGGTGCAAAGGTTCTGTATCAGACTAGTCGAGAGGGAAAGCTGGATAAAGCGGACGCAAATACTGCTGATTATAAGGTGAGTTCGTATCTGGATAGTCTCAAAAAGAGCAACCCAAACGTAACAACTTACAGCATTCCTGATCTGAACACCCTCACAAAGTCTTCTGGATTGAACACTCAGTCCAAGAAATAAAATCAAAATTAAATAGGAGAGAATAACATGTCTAAGTTCAAATTGACTAAGGCCGGCCGCGCTGTTGTTGGTGTGGTCCTTGCTGTGGCTGTTGCTATTGGTGTCGTTGGTGGCATCAAGGGCGGTGTGATCAAGTTCGACAAGAAAAAGCCAACTGCGTCTGATAAGCCTGCCACGAATGTCACCACGAATGCATCAACCAGCGACGACACGATCAATCTGTCTCTGGATGAGTGGGCGGGCTGGTTGAGTTGTATCACGGCAAATGGGGGTCTTACTACTCAGCCCGGTTCTGTATTTGACCAGCTCGGCATCAAGGTGAATATCAATGTCATCAACGACGCTACTGAGTCCAGCAATGCACTGATCTCTGGTGATCTGCAGGCCGCTGGTTATACTACGAACCGTGTCGCGTTCCTGTCTCAGAAGTTTACGGATGCCGGTAAGAATATCATCATGCCGGTGTTTACTAACTACAGCTATGGCGGAGACGGTATTATCGCTTCCACTCAGTTTGCGGATGTGAATTCGTGGGTCAATGCCAAGATCGGCGTTCCTGAATTCTCTGAGGCCGAAACCCTGGTCGCTTGGTTTGTCAATAATTCCAACCTGTCCGATGCTGACAAGGCAACAATCATGAACAACCTGATTATGTTTGGTACGGCAGATGATACTGCTAAGGCATACTTTGCTGGTCAGATCGATGTGGCTGCAACATGGGAGCCGTACCTGACTCAGGCCAAGACCTATACCAACAGCACCGTTGTTTTTGATACCAAGTCTTCTTCTTCTCTGGTCATGGACGGCATTGTGTTTGATGTCGATTGGGCAGCAGCTCACGAAGATACTGTCAAGAAGTTCGTCAAGGGTATTCTGATGTCTTATGATCAGCCCATCAATTACGACGCAGCTCGTGAAGTGTTCCCGATGTACTCCACTTCCAGTGATGCCGATATCGACGCTACTTACGCCAATGCCAAGATGGCCAGCTGGAAGGACAATTACAACATTTTAAACGATACTGCTCCCATGATCTATAACCAGATGTGCGATATCTGGGAGGCTCTGGGCGAAACCGTCAATCGCGGCCTTGTGGACACGATTTTTGATACCACTTATATTGACGCTCTGAAAGGTGATTTTAAGTCTACTTCCGCCGCAAACGCCACTACAAAGGTGACTGTAAGTGACGAAACCCGTGCCAATATCACCCAGCAGGTCACTGGCAATCTGGATTATGATTCCATGCTGAGCAAGACCGCCAATGTAACATTTGTCCCGGATTCTTCTGTGTTCACCGATCAGGCCAGCGCAGCCTCTGTTCTGGATGATTTCGTAAATATCGCCAAGACTCTGGATGGCACAATGATCGTTATCAACGGCAATATCAATGCGGACACTCAGACCGAGTTCGGTGTGCAGCTCTCTGCAAATCGTGCTCAGACTGTTGCCAACTATCTGGCTTCTCAGGGTATTGATCAGAATCGACTGATTATTACAGGCTCCGGCAACGCAAAGTATCAGGCCGATAAGGCTGCTGGTGCTCTGAAGTCGGATGCAAGCGTATACCAGTCTACCGATATCAGCTTTATGCGAATCGAGAACTGAGGTGATTCAGATTGATCTGGATTGAAATCAGTAAAGCAATTTGGATTGTGGGCGGATTGATGCTGGCTTCTTTTGCGGCTGGTTATCTCTTCCATGGTCCAACTTCTAAGATTTAAAACTCACGGCGGTGCTCAGGTAGCACTGGGTGCCGCCTTATATAATGGGGATTCGCTTAACGGTTAGGGCGTCGGCCTTTGGCTCCGAATACAGTGGTTCAACTCCACTATCCCCAATATTAAAAATTCAATGAGATTAGGAGGCATTAACTTGACTTTGATCGATTCATATTCAAAAGAAGAGCTCGAAATCATTGTTGAAAATTCCAGTTCAATAAAGGAAGTTGTTAGTCGGCTTGGATATTCAACAACTTCTGGCCGCAACCATGAAACTGTTAAAAAGAGAATCAAAGAATATGGAATAGATATATCTCATTTTAAGCATAACAATTGTATTAAGAGATCTCCAGAAAACATATTTGTTGAAAATTCTACAGCAAATCAAACGGTGATGCGTAGATAGTACAAACGTGGAGCATATAGCCCATATATATGTTCTATATGCGGACAACTACCAGAATAGCAAGGAAAACCATTAACATTGATTCTTGATCATATTAACGGAAAAAACAAAGATGACCGATTGGAGAACCTAAGATGGGTTTGTCCAAACTGCAATCAGCAACTCGATACGACTGGATTTAGAAATCCTAATCGAGTGAAATCTGTAGAAAAGATTTACAAAAAGCGTTTAGAAGAAAACAAAATTTGTCATCGTTGTGGTCATCCAATGAGTCCTAGTGCAGATATGTGCAAAGCATGCTAGGAAATAGAGAAAAAATCAAAAATAAAACCATCTCGTGAAATCTTGAAGAATTTGATTCGAACAACTGGGTTTGTTGAGATTGGGAACAAATATGGAGTAACTGATCGTGCTGTTGCCAAATAGTGTAAATCTGAAAATCTTCCGTCAACGAGAAAAGAAATAAAATCTTATTCTGATGAAGAATAGGAAAAATTATAAATTACATAACCGTCATCCCCAACCAAAAAAAAACAAATCGGATAGGGAGGTTCACAGATGACTACTCCAGAACAACTTGAAATTGCACTTCGGGACTTTATTTATCAATGCGGAAAAAGATACGAAAACGAATTGGGCTGCGATGATTGTATCTACTGGAATTTTTGTACCCGATTCTATACTCCGCATTGTGATTGTCCTGATGAATGGACGATTTATGACAAAGTAAGCCCACTTCCGTCTTAATTTGAAAAGGAGCTTCCAGATGGCAGTTTATGTAACAGGTGATATCCATGGCAACCCAAGTCGATTTTATGATCTGAAGAGTTTCTGCAAGGTGCATTCAGACGCAGAATGGTTTATCTGCTTGGGCGATGTTGGTTTGAATTACTACGGCGAGGATCACCCGCAGGAGATGTATATCAAGAATATTGCGGATGAAATCCCTGCAAAACTGTTCTGTATTCATGGCAATCACGAGCGGCGACCTACAGAAGCAGATGGATATAAACAGGTCGATGTCACAGAGGGTGCAATTCAGGGTCCGATGTTGTGGCACGCAGAGCACCCTAACCAGTATTTTGCCATCGACGGTGCCGTATATACGATTTTTACATCCGACCGTGTGTTGACTGCACTTGTTTGCGGTGGTGCTTATTCGGTCGACAAGGATTATCGTCTGCGGCGCGGTTGGCATTGGTGGCCGGATGAACAGCCAAATGAACTCACGAAGGGGCTGGTACGGTTGATGGCAACGGAAAAACAAATCGATATTATGTTGACCCATACCTGTCCGCTGCGGTTCGAGCCAACTGAGCTTTTTATCTCTGGCATTGATCAGAGCACAGTAGACCAGTCAACAGAACGATTCTTTGATGAAATCTACTCCTTATTCCCGGCATACCAAGAGCCAATGTGGTACTTTGGCCACTTCCATGGAAATAAATACACGGATGAATACGTGATGCTCTTTGATGACATCATGGAACTGAAGTGAATTTATAAATAGTAAATCGAAAGGGGAGTACAGATGCTGTATGGACGTGCGTCTCCTGATTTGATTCGATAGCATTTCGTCAAATTAGATAGGAGAAAACAATATGACTTGTAATTTTTGTGGTAAGACTCTGGACACCTGCGATGAGACCAATCTTGGTAACCTGGAACTGCCTTTCTTCTACGGGAGCAAGCGTGATGGGGACAAGATGAAGTTCTCTCTCTGCTCTGGCTGTTATGACAAGCTGGCAGATGAATTCATGTCCAGATGCAAACACGAGCCCATCGTTGTTCCCTTTGCCCCCAGGGTGCCAGAGTGGGAGCATAAGACTACTGAAGAATTCGATTATTGATAACTGATTACATAGGAGGTACATATGGCAAGTAAGGAAAACAACGTTTACTCTCGCTTTAGCTTTTGCGGAAAGGTTACTGTTTCCAAAAAGGTCCCGTTCGTGAAGCGCGACACCTACGACAAGGGTGAGAAGATCAGTATTAACTTTGGTATCAAAGCCGGGAACAATCTCGGTTATGTCAAGCTGGAAGGCTTTAAGAATGACGAGATCAAGACCATGGATACTGATCGAAACAATATCGAGGTTGCGTGGAGTAATCGTCTGGACGAAGATGTGATCAAGACCGTTGCCAGCACCAAAAAGTTCACAGTGAATCTGGGCGAGCGCAAAGAGTTCATTACCGAGTGGGATATGATCGAGTATCTGGAGTCCGCTCTGGCCGGTTATGAAGACGATATTGTTGTCACCGGTAAGTTCGTTCTGCGTCCCGGCACCGGTAAATACAAGGATCAGGTTTATCGCGAGTATCAGATCCAGAACGTGTACATGCCCGGTGAGAAGGAAGTTCCTCATCTGACTATGAATCTGGACCTGTACTACGACAAGGACAGCATGGATACAACCACTCTGAAGGATGACGGCAAGATTATGATGCATTGCTACACTCCGATGTGGTCTAAGGCAGATGGCGCACAGAAGATGTTCCAGATCGACACCGTGTTCAATACTGCTGTTTTTGATATGGACAAGCCGAAGCACAAGGCAATCCACGATTACAAGATGCGCTATCTGGAAACCAAGTCTCGCAATCCTGTCCATATGAACTGGCAGATCGCAGTCGTCAATGGCGCTGAAGAGGTCCCGTTTACTATGGACAGCCTGACTGAACAGCAGCGGGAACAGGTCGAACTCGGTATCTCTAAGATGGAAGATTTCAAGCCGCGTGGGAATATTCTCGGTGATCGGGAAAAGGAGCTGCGTCTGGTAAAGCCTATCCTGACTGGTGAATTTGAGGAGTGCAAGACTGCAGCTGACTCTGGTTACACTGCTCGTGAGTTCGAGGATGAAATCTGGACCCCGGCGGTTGATGAAAGCGTGGACGATATGATGAAGGGCGGTTCCAAGGCTAAGACCAAGGCAAAAGCTGCTCCTGCAGTCGAGGCCCCGGAAGACAGCGATGATGATATCGACACCATGTTTTGATCCTGTCAATTTACCATGGAATGAAAATTAAAAAGGAGAATACATAATGGGTTTTAAAATCAATCGTATTAAGGCAGACCTTGGCAGCTATCCTCATTATATGCTGCTCGGAATTCGCAAGATCGGCAAAACCACCTTTATTCGTGACCTGATCAAAGAGAAGTATGGTGATGCAACCAAGGGCCTACTGATTTCTTGCGGTGCTGAGAATGGCTACCACGCTCTGGATGATCTGCAGGTTGAAGAAGCGAAGGTTTTTAATCAGGATTACGACGAAGAGACCGACAGCCGTGGTTTCATTCAGATCGTTGATGATATCGTCGAGAATAATAAGGACTATGGCATTAAGCTGGTCGCCATCGATACCTTGGATTGCCTGTATGATATCGCTGCACAGGAGGCCATTCGGTTGTCTCGTAAAGAGACCGGTAAGCCGTGCAAGAGTATCAACGATGCATTTGGAGGCTACGGTCGGGGACTTGACCGTGTGATTGCACTGATTCAAGAGCAGATCACTCGTCTGGAAGATGCCGGTATCGCTGTGTTCATCCTGTCTCATGTTAAGGAAAAGACTCGTACTGATATGGTCACTGGTGAAGAATATCAGGTTTGGACCAACAACCTGATGGATAAGGTGTATGGTGCTATTGCTGACACCGCCCAGATGGTTATGATGGCGGTCTTTGATCGTGAAATCAAGGATAAGAAGGTCACTGGAGAAAATCGTGTCCTGTATCTGCGTGCTACTGCAAGTCTGGATGCTGGTTCCCGTTTCCATGGTCTGCCTGAAAAGGTTCCTTTCACCCCAAAGGCTTTCATTGAAGCGTTTGAAGAGGGCGTTAAGAACTCTGCCACTATGAAGCCGATGACTGATGCTGATATGGCTGCCCGTCAGAAGGAAGAAGCCGCACAGCAGGAAAAGACGGCAGAAATCGCTCGTCGTAAAGACGCAGAAAATCGTGCTGCAGCTCAGGCTGAAGAGGACGAGCCTCACCGTGCAGAGTGGATCAGCGCAATTCAGGATCGTTTCGGTAACGCTTCTGCCGATGTTAAGGCTCAGATCAAGGCAATCCGCGATGAGGTTGGTCTTAAGTTCTCTGATCCAGAATTTCCTATTGACGCATTGAAACGCGTTTATTCTTTGGTCTAATCATTCACACTTTATATGGTCATTCCGAAGTAAATACGCAGGGTGGGACGGTGGGTATGTTGAGGTAGGAAATATGGCAAAGGAACCTACAGTTAAATGTATGGCTACCGGGGTGCAAGGTCCCAGGAGTCAATTTTATAAAGCGCCAAACAATCGCTACTTTCAATCGGAAGCGGTTTATCAGGCGTGGTTGGCCGGGCGGCGCAGAGAAAAGGCGAAAAAGAATAAGCCCGCTCCCCAAAAGAAGCCAGGCCGCACGATGGAATCTTATAAGAAGCTGTGTAGTACGATCGCAGATTTTATTGGATATGACCCGGAAAATGGTCAGCCAATGCCAACGATCGTATTTCGCCGGCTGAAGGAACTGGATTTCTACTCGGATGAAATCATTCAGCAAACCATGGATGAAAACGAAAAGTCGATTCGGTGGGCAATGCAGAATAAGAACTTCGAGGATGACGCAGGGAAGTGCAGCTATCTGATGGCGATTATTCGCAACAATATCGGCGCTGTCTACCGGCGTGAAAAAGATAAGGCAGAAAAGACTGTCAAAAATAATGCAGAACCAAATCTTGACACAATGATCGACCTGTCAATGATCGGTACTGCACACAAAGGAAAAGATGTTAGCAGCTTGCTAGGAGGTGACGATTTATGGATTTAACCAAAGCGATTGAAAAAATCGAAGCAAATCGTGTACAGGCCGAAGCAAGCTTTGTTTTTTGTCTGTGGAAAGATCCCCAGCGATACGACGATTACAAAAACATCAACGAAGGAACAGATAAAACCCTGATCTGTGAAGAACAGGTTTTCTATTTCATGGTCGGTCGCGGCATTCGTCGGCAGGGTTTTTCTAATATCGATAACATCACTCTTGATACATATCTGGCTGACAAACCTACACTCCGTCGGCATTACGAAGAACTGAACGGCTGGCGTGCTTGTAAGGCGATGATGGATCTGGTCGATCCAGAGAACACGGATAGCTATTACAACCAAATCGCCAAAATGAATACGCTCAAAATCCTGGCTACCAAGTATGATGATCTGCTCAGTCACCCGGAGCGCTTTGATGATGCCACGAATGAAGATGTGTATAACACTTTCGAGCTGCTCAATAACAGTGTGGCGCTGACAACCGGCAACGATTCAAAGATCGAAAATCTTGTTGTTGATGAAAAATACATCCAGCAGTGCAATGCCGGCATGGATCAGGGAATCAGTTATGCAGCCGGAGCGCCTCTATTGAATTATCTGACACTTGGTGCTCCTGTTGGGGATATGTATTTGTTTGCTGGCCACAGTGGCACAGGAAAATCAAGTTTTATCTTTGAAAATATGGTTCTCCCATTTGCAGAAGGCGGCACAGGCGTTGCGATTATTTCAAACGAGATGCAGAGCAAGGCATATAAAAATATGTTACTGGTTCACATTCTCACGAAAGAATTGGACTACTGGAAAATCACTCGTAAAAAGCTCAGTCTTGGCCATTTTAATGAAGAGGAATTGGAGATGCTTCGTAAAGCAGCAGCCATTACAAAAGAAAAGTATTCCAATATTCGCTTTGTAAAAATGTTCGAAAACGACACTTCTAAAGTGCTTCAGTACATCAAGCGCCTTGCAAGATCCGGCACAAAGGCAATCATCTACGACACCATGAAATCGGATGACGGTATTGACGATAAGATGTGGCAGGCATTGTTGATGAACAGCCGTCGCATTTTTAATACCGTTTCAAAAGAACAGGTCGCTATGATCTGCACTTTTCAGTTGGCATTACATACTACGAATCAGCGTTGGCTTGACGCAACTTGTCTGTCAAACTCAAAACAGATAAAAGAAGTGGTGGCTCAAGCTGTCTTTGCCAGGGCATGTTGGCAGGACGAATATACCGGCGAGAAATTTGATTGCAATCCCTATCGGCGGAATAAGGATAATCCAAAAATCAAAGAGCCATTCATCATGGATAAAGACAAAAAATACATGGTTCTTTTTCTGAATAAAACTCGTTCTGATGAAGATGGTCAAACTCTTCTTTATCAGTGGGATTCAGCTTGGAACCGTTGGATCGAAATTGGTTTCTGTACCATTGTAAATGACCATGGCCAATACGACCGCAGATAAATAAGAAGGGAGGCTTCGATATGAATGGATGTCAATGTATTAACGTCTAAGCTTGAAAATCAGCCAGACAAAATCATTCAGATCCTTGAAGCACTTGGCTTTGAAAATATCAAGTTCAATCCTCTCAAAAATAATCTGCGGTTCGCTCGGGAAGAGCAGCGAAATCCAACCAGTTGTATGCTCGATTGCGGCACGCTTCGGTTCTTTGTTTTCTCTACAAACCAAAAGGGGAATCTTTTCAGTCTGATTATGGATGTCAAAAGATGTTCGTTTCCAGATTCTTTGAAATTCGCTGCACAAAAGGCTGGCATCTCAGAAGAAGAGGTCAACATCAAAACGCATTGGCCGTTCGGTGGTTTTTTTCTAAAACTGATGCCTGACTATGAAGAAGAGATGGAAGATTTGAAAACGTACCCGGAGGAGACTCTGGAACCGTATGCCAACAAATACAATCTCCGCTTCATCAAAGATGGTATTAGTCTGGATACTCAGCAAAAATTCGGTGTTGGTTATGATGTTGAGTCAAATCGAATCACAATCCCAGAGCGGGCAACCGATGGTTCTCTGGTCGGCATCATGGGTCGCGCCAATTATGAGTGTGAACACGATAAACGCTGGTATCCGTTGATCTCTTGTCCACGCAGCAAAACACTGTTTGGATACGCGGAGAACTACCATCGGATTCAGGAAACAGGGAACATCGTTCTGTTTGAATCTGAAAAAGCAGTTCAGCAATGTGATTCGTTCGGCTGCAATATTGCCCTCGCAACGTGCGGCTGTCATGTATCGGATACACAGGCCAAATACATCAAACGAATGCTGCCAAAGAAAATCATTCTGGCCTATGATGAAGGGCTCGAAGAAGAGCACCTGGTCAACGAATGTAAAAAACTTATCGTGGACAATCCGATCTTAAAAACAAAGGTTGGATACATTTGGCCTGACGGGTTGATTCAGGAGGGCTCCAAAATGAATATCGCTGATCTTGGCAAGGATGTTTACAAAGAGGGCGTAACAAAATATGTGAAATGGGTAGAGGAGTGATGTAAATGGGACAAAGAGTAATAGCCCCTGAGCTACAGGCACTGTATGACAAAGGGGCACAGGTGTACAGCTATTCAAAGCTGAGTACGATCCACGATTGCCCATATAATGCATATCTGACTTATATCAAGCCGCGAGATCAGTGCGCCAATGTGTATTCCTCTCTTGGTACTGTGGTCCACGATACGCTGGAAGGAATCATTGAAGGGAAGAACACAGAAGCGGATATCGGTCCTGCCATCGAAAACGGTCTGGATGAACTCGATATGCTTGGAATTGATTTTCCTAAAACGAGAGATGGCGGCAATGGCATCCGCGATAAATGGATCTCAAACATGCGTTGTATGGCTCGTGATTGGGTCAGTCCAAAGGGTGAATACGAAATCGAAAAGCTGCTCATTCTAAAGCTTCGTGATGATCGTTACCTTCAAGGTTACGCTGATTTGATTCGTATTATGCCAGACGGGCGGCTACAGGTGTTAGATATCAAGACTTCAAGTCAGTTTAAAGACGAAGATCTGCTTCATTATGGCCGCCAGCTGGTCGCGTACACTCTGGCCCTTGAACAGGCCGGATTTGAAACGGCCGCTCCTTGTTGGATCATGGTGAAATACTGCAAAGTCGTTTACCAAACCGGCAAAGGCAAGCTGGCCAAGCAGCAAGAAAAAGTGCTCGATCGATGCAAAGTGGGCTACACGCTGCGGTCCACAGTTCGTTCCAAAATGAAAGCCGCCGGGTATGACAGTGAGCAGATCGAAATTGTTACCCAGGCATTTATCGAATCGAACGATATCAATGATCTGCCGGAAGATATTCGTTGCCAGTTTAAATTGACTACATATGTCAGACCATATCCTGTCACCGATGAACTGCGCAAAGAATGTATCGATTACATAAACGAAACAGCGGACGAGTTCGAGGAGCGGAAACGCAGTGGCGAATGGCCTGCACGAGAGATCGAAGAGAAAAATGGCAATCCAAATTTCTTCTGCACCAATCTCTGTGGTCATCGTAAAACCTGTGAACCGCTTCGGGATTGCATCAATAAACGGCCGTTTTATGCGGCAAAAGACCAAAGCGTGGTCGGTATAGACGATTTGTTTTAAGGAGGATTCATGGAGCAAAACTATGTTGTATACCATTTGCACGATGATAAAGGTTCGCTCCTTGATTCTTGTACAAAATGGGAGGACTATGTTGATCTCGCTGCTTCTTACGGAATGAAAGCGATTGCTTCTACCAACCATGGCTACAACCTTAACTGGACTGAAAAGAAACAGTATGCAGAGAAAAAGGGCTTGAAATTCATCGTTGGTTGCGAGGTGTATCTTACTTCTGAGATATATCACTATCCAGAGATTCCAGACGAGGTTTATGAATCTTATCAAGGATGGGACCCACAGGAAGCACAAGAGGAAATCGGTAAAATGATGGATGCTGAACGCTATAAAGTTCGCGACAACTTCCATACGATTCTTCTTTGCAAAAATGCTCGTGGTGTTCTGGAGCTAAACAAAATAATGGGCACATCTTATGATGCTGATCACAAGTATTATAAGCCGCGCATTACTTTTGAAGAGTTCTTTGGTCTGTCTGATAACATCATCAAAATCTCTGCCTGTCTGGCAAGTCCACTTCGTAAATACACGTCAGAATGTGATGGATTTCGTCAGGAAGTCTATGACAAACTATGCGAAACTTATGACTATTATGAGATTCAGTATCACGATTGTGACGATCAAAAGGAATATAACCAGTATCTCTGGGAGCTTTCTAAGAAATATCACAAGCCACTGATTGCTGCAACTGATACCCATAGTCTGAATGCGTATAAAGCAGAGTGCCGTAAGATTCTTATGATGGGTAAGGGAATCGAGTTCACTGGCGAGGACGAATTTGATTTAACCTTCAAGTCTTACAATGAGCTGGTCGACGCGTTCACTGTGCAAGATGCACTCCCTCGTGAAGTCTGGATGGAAGCAATCGAGAATACGAATCGGATGGCAGATAGTGTCACTGATTTCACTCTAAGCACAAAGGCGCGGTATCCCATTTTGACCGGGACTTCTGAATCAGATGCTAAGGTTTACATCAAACGCACCCATGATATGCTGAATGACAAAATTCGTCGAGGTATCATTCCTGAATATGAAGTCGCACAGTTTAAGGCGGACGTAGAAGAGGAACTTACGGTCTTCAAGAAAACCAATATGCTGGGCTTTATGCTTTCTATGAGCGACCTGATGATTTGGGGCAAGGGAGAGGGCATTCCGTTCGGACCAAGTCGTGGCTCTGTTGCAGGTTCTCGATGTGCATTCGTCACAGATATCATCGATGTTGACCCGGCTCGCTGGAATCTGGTGTTCTCACGATTCTGTAATGAAAACCGTGTCGAGATTGGTGATATCGATATCGACGTGCCAGATGCTTATCGTCCTATAATTTATAACCACATCTTTGAATCGTTCGGTCGTGAGAAGTGTGCATATGTTCTAGCTATGGGTACTTTGGCAGGAAAAGCGACAATCGACGAGATTGGACGAGCTCTTGCAAAGGTCTGGAAGCGTGAAAATCCGGATGCAGACGAATCTAAGAATCCTTATTCCCTTGATCGGATCGCAAAAGTGAAAAAGGAATACGATGCCAGCGCTGAAAAGTGTCGTGCAGATCATCCCGATATCTTCTATTACTTTGATGGATTGCAGGGAACGATCGTATCTCTGTCACATCATCCGGCTGGCGTTATCATCGCTCCAATCGACCTCTATAAAAGGTATGGTGTCTTCCAAGATAAAGACGGGCTGCCCATTCTGTGTCTTGACATGGAAGCGTCTCATGCAGTCGGTCTGGCAAAGTACGATATCCTCGGTCTTGATACAGTGTCTGTTATTGATAAAACCTGTAAGCTGGCTGATATTCCGTACCCGCACACTTGGGAAATGGATTTCGATGACCAGGCAGTCTGGGCAGATATGAAAACGTCTCCGGTTGGCATTTTCCAGTTCGTTGAGGATTTCGCTTTTGATTCGCTCAAAAAATACGATGTTCACAGCATCGCAGATCTGAGCTTGGTCACGGCAGCCATTCGACCCGGCGGCGCTTCTTACAGAGACAAGCTCTTCCGGCATGAAGCAAATCACAATCCGTCGCCTGAAATCGACGAGCTGTTAAAAGATAGCCTGGGCTGGCTTGTCTTTCAGGAACAGACCATCGCGTTCCTCCAACAGTTCTGTGATATGAGCGGCGGTGATGCAGATAGTGTTCGCCGTGCAATCGGTCACAAGAACAAAGCGGAGTTGGATGCGGCAATGCCCCGTATCCTGAATGGCTATTGTAATCACTCAACAAAATCAAGAGAAACAGCCGAAACAGAGGCAAAAGAATTTTTACAGGTCATCGAGAACTCGGCCTCGTATCAGTTTGGTTTGAACCATGCTACCGGGTATTCGATTCTTACATATTATTGTGCGTATTATCGCTATTACTACACCCACGAATTTGTAACGGCACTTCTGAATACTGCGGACACGCAAGAAAAAATCGTTAATGCGACCAAGCTTGCGAATGAACGTGGCATCCAGATCATGCCAATCAAGTTCCGCCATTCTCGGGATGAATATGTCTACGATAAAACAGATAAGAAAATCTATCAGGGGATGGAGTCTATCAAGTACCTGAACAAGCGGCTCAGTCGGGAGTTTTATAAGCTCCGCAACCATAAATTCGATTCTTTCATTGACTTGTTGTTGATGAACCAGAAAAGAAAAATTGCGGACAGTCGGCAGTTAGGGATTCTAATTGAGCTTGATTTCTTTTCTGAATTCGGCAATCCCAATCAGTTGTTGGAACAGGTTGATATCTTCAATAACTTCCTTGATGCAAAACAGCTCAATAAGGACGAGATGGACAAGCTTCTGTCTCACGACATCATGGCCAAACTGTGTGAGAAAGAGACTGAAAAGAAATATGTTAACGTAGACTGGATGAAAATCGTTCGGCTGCTCTGCGAAAAGACAGATACCGTAAAGACTCCTATCACTGACAGAATAAAGTATGAGGGTGACAACCTTGGCTACATCCAGCTTACAATGCCGAAGCTCAAAGATTCTTACATCTACGTCTTGGATATTGATGGTAAGTTCGCCAATAAAACTGTAAGCGCCTACGTCCTCAAAACCGGTCAACAGCGCCGGCTTAAGGTGAAAGGCCGCACTCTGGAAGCTGCCCCAATTGAGAAAGGCGACATCCTTCGCATTGATGAAGAGCGGGATGAAGGCCGCTGGTCAAAGGACGAGCAGGGCCAGTGGATTCAGTCTAAGACCGATAAAGAAACGATTCTTCGTAAATACGTGCATGTGCGGTGAAAGGAGGTGACAAAGTGACATATAACGAAATCACTCAGATCCTCAAGTCAATGGTGATTATTGTGGATGACCGCGAAAAGGATACTCCACTTCTACATCAGCGACTCTCATCGTTCCCGTGTGCTTATATGCGTAAGCGGCTGGATTTCGGTGATTATAGTGCTGAGGTGACACTGCCAAATGGCGAAAAATTCTCGTTGGCAGATAAGGTGACCATTGAAAGAAAAAATTCCATAGATGAAATCTGCGGCAACTTCACAACGAATCGAATTCGGTTCGCCAAAGAGTTCGACAGGGCGGCTGCAGCAGGAGCAAAAACTTACATACTCATTGAAAACGGTTCATGGGAAAAGATCAATCGCGGTGCATATCGCAGTAAGATGACACCCGCTTCACTGCTGGGCAGTCTCACCACATGGCTTGCTCGATATAACTGTCAAATCATCTTTTGTGAGCCAGATACCACATCATGGCTGATCCATGCGTTTCTTCTCCACGAAATGCGTGAAGCTCTGACCCATTATGAACTACCGCAAAAACCCAAGAGAACAAGAAAGGGGACTGAAGATGACATCATCACTTGATTTTGAAGGCGAGCTGATTCTGGATGGTGTGCTGCTGGACAAGCTGGAAACACTGACAAAAAAGCTTCAGAAGGCCACAAAAAAGACCGATAAGGCAACAATCTTGTTGGATGCTAAGAACGAGATCGGTGAGAGTCAGTTGTTTTTCTTCCTTGATTTCATTCTCGATCCGCAGATTACAACAGGGATCTCTAAGGCCAAGATCAACAAAAAGGTGCAAATCGTGGATGAATTTCCACACACTTTCCAAGATATCTGCTTATTCCTGGCGGAATGCAACACCGGCTCTGACATGGCTTTGTCAATGGCAGCCAGTTATATCTACTGGAATGCTTCACATAAAGATTTTCTGATTCGAGTGTTCACTAAGAATTTGCCTCTGGGCGTTGAAGCTGCTACGGTCAATAAGATTTTTGGCAAAGTGATCATTCCGGTCTGGGAAGTCCAGCAAGGATATCCTATCGATAAAGTCAAACTCAAGCCGGGCACCTGGTTCAGTCTCAGCCGCAAGATGAATGGTAACCGGGGTACATTCTACCGTGGCAAGTTCATTTCCCGTCAGGGACAAGAGTTTACCGGCCTCGACCATATTAAGGACGACATCATCAAAGAGCTTGGCGATGAATCGCTGATTGATGAATATGTCTACGATGGCGAGCTGGTGTATCGTAATAGCAGAGGGCTATCAGACGGCGAGGCATTTCGGGTTGGCACTGGTATGTTGAACTCGGATGGAGATAAAAGCCAGATCAAGTTCGTTGTGTTTGATTTGATTCCTACTGATGAGTTTGAGAACGGCAAAGGCAGCCTTCCTTATGAAGATGGTTCTTTTGTTACGCCATATAAACTCCGTCGTAAATGGCTTGAAGATTTAGCCGTTACGATCGAGCAGAAAGGGCTCAAAAATATCCAGGTCGTGCCGATGGTCTACGAAGGTACAGATCAAAGTGTGATTCCTCAGTGGCTCGATTATGCAGTCAAACATGATTGGGAAGGGCTCATGCTTAATACATCGGTTCCTTATAAGCGGGCGCGTCACACTGGCTGTCTTAAAATCAAGCGTTTTTATACTGTTGATCTTCGTGTCACTGCCATCGAGGAAGGTCAGAACCGTCTGGCTGGTACAATGGGTGCTCTGGTTGTTGATTACAAGGGTAACGAGCTTCGTGTTGGCTCTGGCTTTGATGATACTACGAGAGCTGCTGTGTGGGCGAATCCGGGTGATTATATCGGACGTATCATCGAATTAAAGTACAAAGAGGTTACGATGGATAAAAAGACCGGCCTTGAGTCCCTGCAATTCCCGACCTTTGTGCGATTCCGTGATGATAAATCCGAGGTGTCTTATGGTTGATTTCAGTAAATTAGCCATCCCAAAGAAAGAACGACTTGAAGTTCAACTTGCCGATGGCACAGAAGAACACAATATCAACTACGTCATCACGTCTCTGGCTACGATTAAAGGCGATAAGATCTATAAAAACTTCCGTCTATATTCTGTGGCCGATGATGGCCAATTGACTCAGCTGGGAAAACGGGATGGCGACCCATATTTCGAGGTGCTGAAAGGAACGGTGTATGAACAATGAGAAGTGGCTTTTTGAAAGGTATCGACAAGCATTACGAGAAATCACCATCGCCCAAAATCATTTTGAGTGTTGCGAGTCTGATTATATCGATTGCGCAATTGATGATCTCGTTCACGCTGAGAAAGCTTTCGACCGAATCTTAAAGGAGATTCGCAATGAAAAATTGGACACGTCGATATTTAAGACTTAATTATCAAGATGAATCTCTCTGTTGGCGGCTTCGCTATGGAGAACGCTTCGAAATCGTCGCAGAACTGGATGAATTTTATTTCCTCTGGGCACATGGCACGATGATTGCATTCCCAAAGTACGGCAAGTACGCATACGACATTGAAACAGAGATCGTAAATACCGAATAAGGAGGGAGGTGAGGTCCCATGCGAGGGATCAATCAAAGAGAGCTTGGCCGCAAAGAACGCGCCACAGCAGAATGCGAGCGTCAGATTCGGCGCTACGGATATGAATGTGGTGAGGTTGTTACATATAAATTGTCGCCTGAACAGATGAAACAGGTTCTGACAGGTAGGAAAACAGTGGATGATTTTATCAAGGAGGGGAAGTAAATGGAAGTCGAATTGATTTCATATTCACAGCCAGTAAAAAAAGATGCAGATAAGAATCCGCTCAGTATCGCAGAGCTGGCAGCAAGTGTCTGTTACAATTCGCAGCCGACCGAGACTTATCGAATCGCAAAGGGATGTAAAGCAACAGGGCATCAAAGCGTGCTTGAACACATCAGCTTTACGTTCCATGTCACCGGTGTCAGTCGGGCGCTTCTGGCGCAGTTGAGCCGCCATCGGCATATCAGTCTGAGTGTTCGCAGCCAGCGCTATTGTGATGAAAGTATTATGCAGTATGTCAATCCATTCAGTGGGGAAGACGCAGATGTATTTGATGGCATGATGGCAGATATCGCCAATGACTATCGCATCTTGAAAGAATATCACGATGCTGCCAATGAAGACGCTCGTGCTGTTCTGCCGAATGCCTGCTGTACTGAACTTTATGTCACCATCAACGCACGGTCACTGATTGAAATGAGCCACCTGCGGCTTTGCACTCGTGCCCAGCGTGAGATTCGTGGACTGTTTATGGCAATTAAATTCCAGGTTTCTCAGGTTTGTCCAGAACTCGGCGCATGGATGGTTCCGTCCTGTGAAGCGAATCCAAAGTATCCGTTCTGTCCCGAAGGGAGCCGCTGCTGTGGCCGCCACCCGAAGCTGGCAGATGTTTATAAACCCAACGAGAGATAAGGAGATTACATATGAGCAAGATGTTCAATATCGAAAACTGCGATGTCACCATGGAAAATGGCTGCCTGCGTCTGATCTATCATACCGACGAACTGCTGATGCCTATGACTCTGGCAATCAGCAAGACCTATCACGATCTGAACGAAAAGGGTATGTATCTCTTTGGTCAGGAGGACTGGGTAGGGAATGTCGTTGAATGGAGCATTCGGAAGGAGAGTCCTATCTGGCATAATCTGCTGGCCGACATCTATAAGAATCATCACGATCTGTATTCTTCTATTATGGTTACTCCGGAAGACGATGAATATGACGATGATGTTGATGACAACGACAAGGTTCTTGGTTACCTGACTCTTGAGGCCACTGGAGACATCGACGAGAAAACCGGCCACCGTATCGCTCATTTCAACACTGCCGATCTGGAGGCTTTGGACAACGGCATTCTTCACGTTTTGGCCGAAGCTTGCGGCATCAAAGATGGTGAGTATATGTTCCGCGACGAACTGATCAATGCTATGAGCCAGCAGGATATTGATATGGACGATTGCGATTACGACTGTGAGAACTGCGATTGTGCCGAAAAAATCTCTGATGGTGATGTTATCTGCCACCTCGATGAGGATGACGATGAAGAGGATGACGAGGAAGACCTGTGTGATGGCGATTGTGACCACTGCAAGAGCGATGCACCTGCTACCGATAGCGACTGTTCTTGTGATCCAGATAAAAACGAAAATGCGGCACAACCCGATGAGCAGCCGTATGAGTATGTGGATGGTCCCGCTCACTATCATGGCACTGAGTGCATCGAGAATATGCGTAAGCTGTTTGGCGACGAGGCTGTCCGCTGGTTCTGTATTTGCAATGCCTACAAGTATCGCTTCCGTGATGGTTCCAAGCCCGGTGTAACCGCAGAGCAGGACGAGAAGAAGGCTCGTTGGTACGAAGATTATGCCGTGAAAATGATGAACGAACAGCGCTACTATTGATTTGGAGGTGATGGAATATGGAGTATGTAATCAAACGCAATGGCGTAAAAGCTCCGTTCGACAAGTCTAAGATCGTGAATGCAATCGAAAAGGCGATGACCACCACTCCCGGCGGTATTGACTCTCGTGTATCGAATGCAATTGCGGATCATATCGCTGAGATGCCAGATACTCTTTCTGTCGAGCAGATTCAGGATATCGTCATTGAGCAGCTGAAAGCAAGTCCTTTTGCTGATGTAGCTGAATCTTATAGCCACTGGCGAAAGCTCCGTCAGGAAATTCGCGACAAGGAAAAGACGAATGCCAGTATTCTTGAAATCATCGACGCTAAGAATGATGCGATCAATCAGGAGAATAGTAATAAGAACCCCACCGTGAACAGCGTCCAGCGTGACTATATGGCTGGTGAGGTATCAAAGGATCTAACCGCTCGTCTTCTGCTGGACCCGGAGATCGTCAAAGCGCATGAAGAGGGCTTAATTCACTTCCATGATGCAGATTATTTTGCTCAGCACATGCATAACTGCGATTTGGTCAATCTGGAGGATATGCTGCAGAACGGCACTGTTATTTCTGGTACTGGCATTGATAAACCACACAGTTTTTCTACCGCCTGCAACATTGCCACCCAGATCATTGGTGGCATCCAACCAGTACGGCGGCCAGAGCATCAGCCTGACCCATCTGGCTCCCTTTGTGGATGTCTCCCGCAAGAAGATTACAGCAGAAGTTCATAACGAATTCTATGAGATGCTTCAGAATGATGATATCGAAAAAATGCCATCACAGGAAGCTATCGACCGTATTGTAAATCGTCGTCTAAGAGCTGAGATTTCTCGCGGTGTTCAAACAATCCAGTATCAGGTCATCACTCTTATGACAACCAACGGTCAGGCTCCTTTTATCACTGTGTTTATGTATCTGGACGAGGTTCCTGCCGGTCAGACTCGTGATGACTTAGCTGTCATTATCGAAGAGATGTTAAAACAGCGTATCAAAGGTGTCAAAAATGAAGTTGGTGTGTATGTTACTCCTGCATTCCCGAAGCTGATTTATGTTCTTGATGAGGATAATATCCATCCGGATTCTAAATATTATCACTTAACTGAGTTGGCAGCGCAGTGTACCGCAAAACGTATGGTTCCTGATTATATCTCTGCAAAGGTTATGAAAGAGCTCAAAGGCGGCGTGTGGACAAGTATGGGGTGCAGGAGCTTCCTCACTCCTGACCGAACTACTGAAAATGTGGCGAATGCAGGGAACTGGGTCAAGGGTCAGAAATACTATGGCCGCTTCAATCAGGGTGTTGTCACCATCAATCTGGTGGATGTAGCATGTAGCTCTGGTAGAGATATGAACGCATTCTGGAAAATCTTTGATGAACGTCTTGATCTTTGTCATCGTGCATTGCAGGCTCGTCATAAGCGGTTGCTCGGCACTATTTCTGATATGAGTCCTATTCATTGGCAGCATGGCGCACTGGCACGCCTGAAGAAGGGCGAGAAGATCGACAAGCTGCTCTTTGGCGGCTACTCCACCATCAGCCTGGGCTACGCTGGTCTGTATGAGTGTGTGAAGTATATGACCGGCAAGAGTCACACCGATCCTGAAGCAAAACCGTTCGCGCTGTCTATCATGCAGTATATGAATGATAAGTGCACAGAATGGAAAGAAGCAGAAAACATTGATTACTCTCTGTACGGCACTCCGTTGGAGTCTACTACATATAAGTTCGCCAAGTGCCTGCAAAAGCGATTCGGCATTATTCCTGATGTCACAGACCACGACTATATCACCAACAGCTATCACGTAAACGTTCGTGAGCATATTGATGCTTTTACTAAGCTCAAGTTTGAGAGCGAGTTCCAGAAGCTATCCCCGGGCGGTGCTATCAGCTATGTGGAAGTGCCCAATATGCAGCACAACATTCCGGCAGTTCTCAGTGTAATAAAGTTTATCTACGACAATATCATGTATGCCGAGCTGAACACCAAGTCCGATTACTGCCAGTGCTGCGGCTACGATGGAGAGATCAAGATCGTTGAGGATAACGGCAAGCTGGTGTGGGAGTGCCCAAATTGCGGCAACCGTGACCAGAGTAAGATGAATGTCGCCCGCCGTACCTGTGGATTATAAACCGATATGGTCCACGTTAAATCGATTAAACTGCGGGAAACCCCTTAGAGCACAACAAGCTACAACGAAGCTGGAAACGGCAAGCGTGAAAGCGGCATAAAGTATAGACCATAAAAATTGTTGTGATTGGGCGACCGAGGATGAAAGTTCCTCTGACGCATCGAAACTCCTAAGTCTTTTTGATATGGAGGACGTTCAACGAACATAATATCGAGTCATTATTGTATGTTCTACTCCCTATAAAATATCGGGAAACCGAGGGTATTAAGGATATCGGCAGCAACTTCTGGAACCAAGGAAGAACGCAAGAGATTAGAGATCGCGTGGTTCATTTGAGCGATAACTAATATTTAAGGAAAGTGGAGGGTGGGAGGATTTCACGGAAGGAGATGATGCAATTGCAAGTAGGTTTGATCGAGATTCCTGATTTTGCAGGATACTACGCATCTGCCGATGGGCATATTTAGACCACACTGGCTCAAGGATGCAGAGATCGTTATGATTTATCAAAGCGAACTGCGCCAAGAGAAGTAAAGCCTAGACAGACTCTTCATGGATATGACAGAGTTTATATTCGTAGAGAGTCAACCGGTAAAAGAGAAGACGTTTACATACATCGAATTATAGCAAAACTTTTTGTTCCTAATATTCGTAATGTTGACGAGGTAAATCATTTGGATTGTAACAGACATAATAACGCTGCTTCCAATCTGGAATGGGTTACACGAGAAGAAAACCTGAAATACGCGATGTCAGATGGTTTCATGGGACGCAACGAATTAGGACGGTTTTGTTATAAAAATAAAATCGACAACTAAAGAAAGGCAGGTGATATCGCATGAATGATATTGCAAAATTCATTTCGGGTTTTCTTGGTTTTATTCTGTCGTGGTTCATTACGACTGTTGTGTTATATGGCGGTTGGAAGCTGCTTGGGCCAGATTTTAATCTATGGGCAGCAACTAGTATTTGGCTGGTGCTGCTTATCTTTGGCAGATCTGCGAATAGTAAGAAGCAGTAAATAAATCAAGTAAGGGTGGGAGTGGTGGCATGAGAGGAGGAATACCAGTGAACTATATCAAGATAACAACACCAGATATCGCAAACGGAATCGGCTGCAGGATCACACTCTGGTGCTCAGGTTGTTCCCATCGTTGTCTCGGTTGCCATAATCCTCAGACGTGGGATGCGGCCGCCGGTAATCCATTCATCGAAGACACCATGCAAGAGTTACTTGATCTGCTTCGCCCCGATTATATTCAAGGCTTGACATTCAGCGGGGGAGATCCTCTGTTCGTTCAGAACCGGCTTATCGTTGGCTATATCTGTGAGCGTGTCCGCAAAGAGTTCGGCGACACTAAGGATATCTGGATGTGGACTGGATACGAGTGGGATCAAATCAAAGACTGGGATCATCTAAATTATGTGGATGTTCTGGTGGATGGCCCATATATCGAAGCTCAGCGCGATATTTCATTGCCATGGGCTGGCAGCAATAATCAAAGAGTAATCGATGTCAAACGGAGCTTGAAAAAGAACGAAGTCGTATTATGGAAGGAGAACTAATATGAACCCTATTGTAAAAGTAAACAAGATCTATCCTGACGCTCACATCCCTACTTATGGCACTGAGAAGGCCGCCTGTGCTGATGTTTACGCTTATATCCCAGCAGATCAGGCAGACCTGTATGACGAGCATGGTAATCCTATTATTTACATCCGTCCGCATGAGACCCGTATGATCGGTACCGGCCTGCGTTTTTCTCCTGCTGATGGTTGGGCTATCCTCGGATTTGCCCGCAGTGGTCTGGCATCTAAGAAGGGTCTGGCACCTGCGAACAAAGTTGGCGTGTTGGACGAGGATTATCGTGGCCAGGCTTTTATTCCTTTGCACAATCACTCTGATATGTCCCAGGAAATCGTTCATGGTGACCGTATCGCACAGTTCATGTTCGTTCCGTATTATCAGGCACAGTTCGATGTTGTTGATGAATTGAACGAAACTGAGCGTGGTGATAATGGTTTCGGAAGCACGGGTGTTTAACAATTAAGGAGTATTGCTTATGCGATGTAGTTTTGGATATACAGTTAAATCCCCATATGTAGAAAGACGTGTTAAATACTATGATGAAAATGGTATCTATGACGAATCGGTACAAAGTGATGACGAATTGATTGTCATTGGGAAAAAGCTAAGAAATGGTGGTTATAGATATAACGAAGAACTTGGGAAAGCAGAGACGACCATGTTCGAGACAGAACCAAACAATCCGCAATATAAAGAAATTCTTGCAAGATTAAATCGTGTTCGTGACAAATACGGCATCAAACACTGGGATGAAAAGGAGCGGGTGATGTAAAATGTTCTGGAATAAATCAGAAGAAATTCAGCCGGTTGACACCGAAGAAGAACCTGTTATTGTAAAAGCAAAAGACCTTAAACTCCCATATACATCGAGGTCTGTTACTGTGTATTACATCATGGAAAATGGCGATAAATTTAGCGATACCTATCAAAGATCGTTGTTTAGTTATTTGGATGCAAAGACAGCTTGGAATGCGAAAGAGAAGCTTGACGAAGACATTTGCAATGCTATCGATCGCGCAAACGATATGATCAAAGCTGCGTTTAACGGCAATCCCAAATATATGAACTTTAATAAAAGATATATCAGAGCTGAATATTGTGTTTCTGTAGAAATTTGTACTGGAGACAATAGCTGGTATGTTAAAGATGAATCGGAAGATCGACCTGATGACGGATGGCCTTGGAATCCAGATGAGGAGTAAATCAATGAACGATATTATCCAAATGCCGAAAGGCGATTACATTATGAAGAACGCCGTCTATGTGGATACAGGAAAAACTCGTACTGACGGGTGGTATCCAGAATGGATCGGTATGACAATGCAGTTCCGTCCAATTCCTGTCGGCTGGATCGCTCAGTTCCGATATGTAAAAGACAATGAGGGTTATCCATATCCGGGAGGGATGCACACATCTCCCGTTACTTCTGTCTCGATTTCGGAAAATGAAAAAACTGTCAAAATTGAAACAGCACATACGATTTATACGTTTGAAAAAGTCAAGGAGGAATAAATTATGGCTAAGTATTTTTATGTTTATCACGTTAATGATGGCACCACTGATCGTATTGTAAAGATGTTCAACACCGACTCTGTTGTAAATGGCAAGAGGGGTACTTATATCGCTGAGAAAAAGGTTGCATCCAGTGATCTGCAGGGTTTTACCAGTGGCATCAAGGCGGCAGGTTTTCAGCTGAATCAGGAGCTCGCCAATGCTGATACTGCCGAACAGGAAGCAAAGCGAATTCTGGCTGCTAAGATGGCCGATTATCATGCCGCACGCGACGCATATGCCGAGGCGGCGGACAATCTGAAAAAGGTAAACGCCAAGTTTGGTATCTGATACATAATTGTAGTGGTGGGTGGGAGGAATAAAAATATGAATGTTGTAAAACACGGAACGAGTCAGACAAAAGATTCTGAGAAAATATATAAAGTAACTTGTGACTCTTGTGGCTGTGTATTTGAAGCTAAAAGATCTGAATTTCATGTATGGCCTTTGCCGGCACGACCTGTTAGTGAAACGGTAAGAAATTATGATAATACAGGGCGTCCGGCAGAGATCCAATGTCCTGAGTGCAAATGCACTTGTGGAATTAGAATGAGATTGCTTGCAAGAGAATACGCCTTTTTACATGCATATTGTAGATAGAAGGAGTAAAGAACATGACTTATACACTTATGTCTGTTCCAGAAGATAAAGAAGTCTGGTGCACTGGATTTCGATTTGATGATACGAAGGCCGGCATCAATTGCAAGCCGGTACAAGGATCTATTCATAACAAAGATTATTGGAACTCGAAGTTTAAAACAAAAAATCGCACAATCAGCGTGAATACAAATCAATCGTATTATGCATTTGCTGATACTTACGAAGAGGCTGCACATATTTATAATGAGATGATAAACACATTTCTTATTAACCTTGATAATAGGTACCACAAAATTGCAAGCTCATTAGAGGGCTGCTATCTATCGAATGATTGCGGCGTGATGTTTTAATAACTAGACCTTCATAAAGAAAGGAGAATTTGATGCTTGTAAAAGATTACGGCGATGAAATCGATTGGAACATTGGCGCGTTCTGTGGCCATGATGAAATGATGTTTGATATTGACAAAGCTTGTAAAATGGCTTGTGAGAAAAATGGCATCAGATATGTGTTTGGTAGCATTTCCACAATCCTACAGGGTGGTCGTATCCCACCACAGAAAAATCTGCCTGTGTCAGAAGTTCTGTCCAGAGCAGATAAATATAATGAACTTGGTATTGGAGTTCGTTTGACATTCTCAAGCCCATTTGTTACACGTGGTGATCTCGTTGATGAAACTTCAAATATTATGTTGCGGCACCTCGATCATAATAATCAGAATGGCCTCACAAACCGTAACGGCGTTATTGTTATGTCCGATTTACTGGCTGATTATATTCGCTATATGTATCCCAATCTTGAGCTGATTTCTTCGCAAGTAAAACCGTCCGTCGAAGTCGGCCTTGGGAATGATTCTGTTGAATATTATAATCGTCTGCTTGACCGTTTTGATATCGTCGTTGTGAATCCATTTAAGATCCATGACGAGCAGTTTATTAAAAACTTGCACGACCATGATCGAGTAGAATTTATCGTCAATCACCGATGTCTGCCGAACTGTCCTATGGCTGGTCGTCACTATCAGCTGAACACAAAGCTGGGTCAGGCTATTGTCAATGGTGATGATATTACGGAGCTGCAAAATCAGTTGGCGACAGTATATAACTATTGCGGCTCTACTCGAAACAGTAATCCTCTTCTGGGCACATCTATGAATGAAGATGAAATCAAAATGCTGGTCTCACAGGGATTTAAGCATTTTAAAATCGAAGGTCGCGAAAATAATATCATCTCATTTGTGCGTGACCTTGGTGACTATGTTTTTAATCACGAAATGTTTGAGCGAGTCATTCATGCCATTGCCGGTATGATGCTGTAAGGAGGTTCACAATGATTATTGACTGTAGATCTATCGCACAGGATATCAAAAATAAAATCAAGAATATCATCGCAGAAGCTAACGATGCTCCTGTTTTATATATTTATCAAGTAGGGGATAACCCTGCTTCCAACGCTTATATTCGCGGCAAGCTGCGAGATTGTGAAGAGGTTGGAATCGAAGCTGAGCTTATCAAGCTACCGGAAAATATTACTGAAGATGAATTGAATAGTAGGATATTAGAGGATTATGATTTTGAGGATATGGATGGTATTATTGTTCAGCTCCCGTTGCCCAAACATATCAATCCAAAGAATATCTATATTCCAGACAAGCTTGATGTTGATGGTTTTAATTCCGCATCCAAATTTCAGCCATGCACTCCGCTTGGCGTTATGAAGATTTTAGACGCGATTGGTTACAATCTGGATGGCAAGAATGTGCTTGTGTGCGGTCAGTCTGATATTGTTGGTCGTCCGCTGGTTGATATGCTGATTAAGCGCCATTGCAATGTGATTTCTGTGAATAGCACAGGGACTCCAATGAAGGATACAGCACTTGAAATGAGAATGGTTGATGTCGTTATCTCAGCAGTAGGTAAACGTAATTTCATCACCACAAGAGGTCTTGATCGAGTAGAGGTCTGCATCGATGTGGGCATCAACTATGACGAAAACGGAAAGCAGCACGGTGATTGCGCTGACGCTGTTTATAAGATGGAGGATATCAAAGTTACACCTCGTATCGGCGGTGTTGGCTTGATGACCAGGGCGATGCTGCTTTACAATGTATGTGTGGCAAAATATGGGGAAGAGAAGATGGAGCAGGTGATTGAATGAAAGAACAGACTATTCCAATTGACCAACAGCTTGTATATAACGTAGAAGAAGTAGCGACCCTCTTGAAAACCACACGCCCTGTGATATACTCTTTAATAGAAAAGGGCTATTTGCCAAGTATCGTGTTGGGTCGTCGTAAAGTAACCCGTAAAGCACTTCTTGAGTTTCTTGATAAGAATGCCAACACTGACTTTGGAGAACTTTTAAGAGCCGGTTGATTGGCTTGTCCACAAAATTGCCCACATTTGAATCCTTGTGGGCAAAACGTGGGCAAAATGCATATCTTTTTTGTATTAAGTAACGATGCTACGGCAATTTG